ATGGCTGGTTGGCAAAGATCAGATTATAGAGGTGTCCGTTTTCGTGAACATGATACCAGAACGCATGGTATTACGAAAGATAAATATTTTGTGATACGATACCAATTTAATGGGAAACGATATGGGGAATCGTTAGGTTGGGCATCGGAGGGAATGAGCGCAAAAAAAGCGTTTCTGATACTGGCGGAGCTGAAACAAAATCAGGCCACAAGTACACCACCATTTACACTAAGAGAAAAACTGTCTATCGAACATGCGCGACGTGATTCTGAAGAACGAGAAAAGATTCAGACAGAATCCATAAATATTACATTCAAAACATTTTTTGAAAATTCTTATTTGCCTATCCAGAGAACCCATAAACGTAAACGATCATTGATACCTGAAACGGGACAAGCCGAAAACTGGATTTTCCCGGTTGTTGGGTATATTCCGATGAAAGATATATCCAGTTTCCATATCGAACGAATAAAAAAGAACTTGCTTGACGCTGGCAGGTCACCACGAACAATACAGTATTGCCTCGCCACAATCCGGCAGGTTTGGAACCATGCACGGCGAGCCGGGGTTGTTTCTGGCGATTCACCCACACTGAATGTTAAAATACCAAAATTTGATAATCGCCGGGAGCGGTATCTCAGCCCGACTGAATGTGACAATCTGCTTGAAGGATTGAAAAGACATTCTATCACAACGTACCAGATAGCGACTGTATCCCTGGATACCGGAATGAGGTTCGCTGAGATAACGAGCCTTCAATGGCAGAATATTGATCTTGTCCGGGAGTCAATATCTATCATGGATACTAAGTCAGGTAAAAACCGCACTGTTTATATGACAGATAGAGTTAATGTATTGTTCTCGGGGATGAAAAACACCGGGCCTGATGCGCTGGTATTCACTGACCGAAACGGGGGCATGATCAAACAGATCAGTAATGTATTTGATATCGTTGTGGATAGACTGATGCTGAATGCAGGGATAAACGATAACAGATTAAAATGCGTATTCCATTCTTTGAGACACACACACGCCAGCCGATTACTCGAATCTGGTGCTGATATTTATCGCGTAAAGGAGATGCTGGGCCATGCAAGCGTTACCACCACTGAACGCTACAGCCATATCACTGCTGATAGGCTGCGGAGCGCGATTAAAGATATGGAAAAAATGAACCTTTCGAATGTGATCCCTATAAGAAAAAGCGGGTGACTGTTTCAATAATTTGTGGTATTTACAGAATATACTCCCCCTGTGGTTTCGACCCAGGGCGCGGGGCTGCTTCGGTGGCCCTGCTGAAAAAAAGGCAGGACAAACGGATTAACGTTTGCCCTGCCTTTTTGCATTTAATGATAAAATCACGATTTATTTTTTAATATTCAGTTAACCGTATTCCCCCAGGGTCCAAAAAAATCAGCTCACTGTTCCGCAGTACAAATTCCCCCAGGCCAGTCACTTTTATAAAATAAATTTCAGATGTCACGAACGGATATGTCTTTTTTTGATCCGCCCACATAAAAACTGCGTCCCCTGAACAATCTGGTCCGAATATTGTTGATGGAAATTTCATCAGATACAATTCATGGTCGATTGTCAGTGTGTACGATTTTCCGCACACGCCGGTATCTGCCTCAGCAGCAAGTGCAGGGACTGACATCATCAACACAAACAGCATAATCAGTATTATTCGTTTCATGATATTTTTCGCCTTTCTTTATTTTGCAACCGACATCAATCGCATAATCTTGGACACATAGCCTATTGTTTCAGCACTTTTCCAACCATCGACTTGCTTCGCCACAGACGCAATACTCGCCCATAAATTCGGGTCAGATTTGCACAATTTCTGTGCCTTTAGGATATTCCCGGCCCCGGCATTGTACGCCCCAAGAGTAAACGCCATCCGATCAATCTCTGGCCGAGGCCCCGACCACATCAGATATAATTTTTGATCGTAATATATCCCGGCTGCAATATTCTGTTCTGGATCATCGACTGATTTTATCCATGAGTTCTCGCGCTGGATGTCCTTGAACGTCCCAGTCATAATTTGCATAATGCCTTTTGCTCCACACCATGATTCAGCATCCGGGTCCAGCATGGATTCCGCGATCCCCTGGGCCTTAAACCATCGCCAATCGAACGACGATCCAAAATGTTTATCAGAATATTTACGAAAAAACTTATCGTATTCTGTCGTAAACGCCGCAGAGTCAACTGTAGTCACGATCTTCAAGCATGGCCTCCTGTAATGCCCGCCACGGCATTTAAAATAAAAACGAATATATAGGGCAGCATCAAAACAGTATCAATAAAGAGATAACCCGACAACAAGACCAACCGCAAGCCCAAGACCGATGAACATCCCCAATACGACCATCCCAACGGCAGGGTTTTTCTCAAGTAGCTCTCGGCTGATATCAAATGCCATCATTCCGGCGAGAAATCGGTATCCAATGACCATGAAAAATATTGCGACCCAGCCCCCGTATAGGGCAATCAGTGCTTTGGTAATTAATGGATTGTCAAAAATCATAAACTCTCTCTCACTTTTGCGACCGCAGCTTCAATCGCCAGGTTGATTACTGATGCACCTATTTCGATGCCCTGTTGTTTCAGATCGTCAACAATAATATCAAAAGCATACGAGCGCTTCTCGTTGTTATCAAGAGCGCTTGCCGCAGCCGCAGTCACCGCAGTCATTGCAGCTTCCATCAGTACCGGCCCTATTTTGCTCATCAGCACCAGTATGAAGGGTTTCAGAAACTCCCACATCCGGCCCATTATGAATTGGATTTTGATCATGTTTTTTTCTCCCGAATAAATTTGATAACCAGATATCCCAATCAAACTCAAATGTTTTTGAGATTGTGAATCGACGGGTATCAGGGGGCTCGTCTCGGTTCATCGACATTCAGTTCTCCCTTCTGCTTTACCAGCCGTGCAATATCTCTTGCTATATCAACGTCTTTGTAGAGTTGATAAGCGATTGCATAATTTAAATAATATGATTCAGGCGGAGGCCCGTCCTTTTCCATTCACAAGATCGTCCTGTTAAAATTTGCGATTAAAGTTGTTACCGGCCACAAAGCCGACAACAAAACCCAGAATGAAATATGTGATAGTCAATATATCTTTATCAGTCATTTATCGTCCATTGATTCTGGCACCTCGCCAGTTCTGAGTGCAGTGTAAACACTTGAGAACAAAGAAATGATACGATCATCAGTGGCGGATGGTGTGATAATGGCAATCCCTTTGAGCAGCGTAAGGATTAAATAAATACTCATCCAATTTTCGCCCACTATTTTCAAAAGCCATGCGTCCATTTTTACTCCGTAAATTCTGCAATTCTATATGATAGTATTGCAGAATATTCTCTCATTGTGTGAAGTTGTTTTTTTAATAACTCCAGGTGATTTGGAGCTATATCGTCATGTTTTCTACCGAGAAACATGTCCAGATTAAAAATCTTTTCAGCAAGTTGTCTCTGTTCATCAATAACTCTTTTCTGCCAGTCTTTCATATTTCCCATCCTTTTTTCTTCCTGATGTGGTGAGGCTTTCTTTTCTTTTCTGGAAATTCAAATTCAGAATCATATTCTTCTGGCTCGTTAGGATAATACGTCATTTGCGCGCGATACGCATTCATAGTTAATTCGCTTTTCTTGTAAACAACTAAATCTGTTCCAGAAGTCGTTTCGTAATCGTCAAAATACATGTTTCGCTAATACCTTCTTACATCTCCCTGGGTGAAAGTCGCAGTTTAACTATTCCAACAGTTTTGTTTGTGGAAGCGAATTTACCCCTGGCTGTTTGTGCTGGATAGTGCAAAAATTTCTTGACATCCTGATAATACTCGTTTGGATAATCGGTGTAAGTGTAGTATTCTACAGGCGGTGCCGTGGAATCATCTTCAAAATACTCTATGTAAGTTTCATGCGTTTTGATAGGATTTAGTACCATATTTTCACCGTCCATAATGCCTCAATGCACCGGATACGACATAGGATTAAAAACAATAAACGGCGGCGGAATAAATGTTAAAACATCAGATGGGCTCTGATAGAACACGCCGAAATCACCCAGATTGACAATCGGGTCACCAGTGTTCTGATGGTATTCGTAAATGCCATTAACGATGTTGTCGATGGTGAGATACACCAGCCCATTGCTTCCCGGCCCGTATGGGCCTTGCTGGAATGCAATAATGGTATCATCCAGTATATACGTCTTGTTGTTCACATCTAACGCATGTCCGGTTGTCGCTATCAAGAGCAATAATAAAATGGATATTAATCTCTTCATTTTGTATCCTTATTTGGGTTTATTGGCCATCTGGAACAGCGTAGTTATCCATGCCCTTGACGTCTGCTGCACGCCTGCCGTGAGGCATAGACACATTTGCATTACTCGCTCTGTATTTCATCACTTTTTCAAGCTCTTCGATTCTGCCAGTGTGGTCACTACGGTCACGCAAAACGTTTTCGTGTAGGGAATAGGTTAATTTCATCAATTCAAGCGTTGCTGAAATGCCAGCCAACCGTTCACTGATTTCCAACCAATGTGTGTGTGATTTGTTGTTCTGTTCATGGCGTTTCATATCCTGCGCCATCAAATCTGCATGGAGCTCATCAATTTTTTTTTCAAGCGCATACCTTGAAACATCTCTATTTTTTTGGCAGGAAGCGCTTTCAACTTCACACCGATCTATAGTTACTATGTTTTTCATATCTGTAAGATATCTGGATTCCATACAGGCTATTTTCTTCTCAAGGTTTTCTATAACAAACCGCAGCTCTTCCAGCAATTTGGTATTGTTTTTAAAGGCAAACGCCGCACCGCCAAAAGCAAAAGCGCAAGTAATAATTGGTATAAATATCATCAACATCATGTCGGTGTGTTCGAAAATCCCCATGGTATCCCCTCAATTATTACAGCGAATAGTGGATATCTGCCCCTAAATCAATTCCGTGTTCCGCACCCAAACCATCGCTGATTTTCGGGATATATTTACGCACCTGTAATTGGCTCGGGGCGCTGCCTGGAACCGGAAACTGGTTCAAGTCAATACGCCGGGCGGACTCGAAAAAGTTTGTCATCGCATGGAAATCAGATTCGTTAGCCATGCTTATCATAGCTTGTTGAACGCTGTCCGGGATCACGACAACTGACTGCTTGGCACACTCGGTAATGATCCGCTCGCGCGTCTGCTTCATCTGTTCCATTTCAGAGTTCAACTGCAAAATGGTCTTAGACATTGCCGCTCGGTCGTCATTATATGTTTCCAGTCTGGATTCCATAATGCTTTCGTAAATGCCCGCATGAATCAATCGCTCTTCAAGTTCTGACGCGTAAAACTGAACAGAAGCAGACCACGATTCAAGTCGTTGTTCGGGATCTGTCACACCCAATTTGCCCATATTCTCAAGGATTACATCACGAGTTACAGCGTCCGCACTTTCCAAAATATACCCACGGTTGGCGGAAAATCCTGGGTTTAGAACATAATCGAAGCCTTCGAAACTGTTGATCTTTGTGCTTCCAGTCGCCGCGCCGTCATATCCGCCGCAAGCCCACGAAAAACCGCCCACTCGGGATTTATGCAGCCCAAAAACCGTTTTCCCAGGATCGTTTTCAAGCAAAAGCTCTTGATGATGTTCAACCCTGCCGTCCTGAGCGACCTCAAAGAACGTGGTCACATTGCTGGGGATATTCTCCAGCAGAATTGATTGCCCGCTCGGAAGTTTAACCAGCTCAGTCTCCCCCAATTGCAGTTTGCCGGCCAGGACCCTGCGGCCATGCCCCAAGAACCCAAATTTCTCACGCAACTGAATACCCTCTCTGGTTTCAGGCGAGTAACAGACCGTCCTTGCTGATTCCAGTATGTACTTCCTGTGATGTCCTGTATATTTCCTGCCCTCATCAAGCAGGCTAAAATTTATTTTGATCGTCTCGTTTGCCATGCTACCTCCCATAAATATCATTCATGCAGTTCTGGATAATGGCTGATTCCATTACGCCGCCGCCCGGATCACCGCCGCCGTCCGCAGGAAGAATCTTGATATTCGACTTTTCTTTTAGAAACATTGCAGCGAATTTCTCTTCATCAACTCTCATGATGTCTGTCCACAAATAATTGTAAAACGACTGTCTATCAACTGTCTGCATTTCTGGATCAAGTGTTTGGATTAACGTGGCCATCATGCCAGCCAGGTTAGCTCTGCTTTCACGGTTTTCCTGCTGTTCACGATCCAAAGCAGAGGACACAGAATTGAACATAATTCGCCACGGTTTTTCACCAGGCAGGAAAACTTTCCCGAATTTGTAGGCGATATGGATATCAAACAATGTCTCAAGGCCGGATAACACAGCACGTCTCAACAGCGATGCCCGGATAGCCGCCAGGATCGACAGCCTAAAAAACCCGCCATCGCCCATACCACCGGATAGCAACTCCCCGAACCCCAAAAGTGATGGGTCAATGCCAAGGGCAGACCCAAGGCGCTTGATGTGAAAATCAACATCAGCAAGCCCTTCGATATTGGGGTTGCCCTCAATTGTGGATATTTCGAGCCGTCCCTTGCCATCGCCCCATATCGGGACCAGATGGTTGATAATTGTCTGAACAAACCCACGTTTCAGGCTTTGTTCAGCTCGGTTTTTCTGGATTCTGTTGATACTATTCGATATCGACCGTAGATATTCGGCAGCCTGAACAGGGGATAATTTCCCGGTGTTCACGCCCACCATCCGCTCCATCCTGGCAGCGTTTTTCCGGGACATATTCAGTGACAAAATGGCTTCCTGAAGATCAAGCCACGGCCCAAAGGATGTTTCAATCAGGCTTTGGCCATAATTCAGGCTTTCCACAATCCCGTCCAGCGTCATATCATCGTTTGCAATGTCAAATTCCCGCCCGTCCGCCCTGAATGGTTCAATTGTGGATTCAACATTCCAGTACGGGATTTTAAACGGAACAAACGACCACGGCGGCATAAGAGAGACATGGCCTTCCTTAAAATTTCTTTGCCATGCTGATGAAAATCCGACAAGATTTCCGGCCTTCTCATACGCACGCATGAATCTGGGGTGCGTATAATAATCCGACCGGACAAGCTCGACACCTACACCCTGCCTGCCATATATCCTGCAATACCACACGCCATACAGCGAGGCATTATAGGCCCACGAATGGCAGTTTTTATTGATGATGTCCTTGAAGGTGTTCCTCAGATCAATTGTAATCGGATCATCTTTATCGCTTGTGGATTCGATTGATACGATTTCATTTGTGTCAGGTGTTGCGCTCAGGGAATGAGACAAGTGCATTTTAAGAGCTGAATCTATTGTCGGGTCCGTGCCCATCATCTGGAATACGGCATATTTCGCCAGCCGGTCTGCCGGCATGATCCCGATTGGCTGTTCGTCATCGCTCCTGCGGGTTCCGGCTGTGGTTGCTGTCTGACCAAAGAAATCTTCATAGAAGGCATTCACTGGTAGAGACGATGCCGGGGCCAACTCCGGATGACTGGCGGAGCCTGCCTGCCCGCCATCCAAAGCAAAGCCTGGGAATATCTTATTCCAAAGAGATTGTGCTGTTTTTTTAATTTTCATGAAAGATTAGCCATAGGTTGGTATTTCCCGAGAGCGACATCCCAGGCGTGAACCTGGGATGGTCATACGATGCGATTAATAAACAGACCCTAACGATACCCGTCTCCAGTTTGCATCTGCAATGGTGTTTGCAGCAATGCAATGATACAGATAACTGGCATCCGCACAGGTTTCGTTTGCAACGCCAACAGTGCCGTTGATTCCGCCTGCAAGTGTAGCCGCGCCCCAAGCCATAATCACGCCTGCCTCGGTGTCGGTGGTTGCAATGGCATTGCCAGCGACGCCGCTTGTTTTGGCTGTGACAACCGCAGTGGTTGCATCGCTGGATGTACCTGCTACAGTCGGGTGAACCGCCGCGCAGTAATAACTGGTGTTCGGTGTTCCCGTATGATTGATTGCGTGAATCAAGTTTGCCAGCGCCGCCGTGTCGTTTGCGCCGATGAAGACATTGCCTTCGGTTGTTCCGATGGTATCCTTGAATGTGTAAATTTTTGTGGCTATGGTAACTTTATCGCCATCAAGAATCCGGGCGCCACCAGATGTAACCGTCAACGTTCCGGACGCAGCCACGGCATTAACGGGGGTTTTCTCAGCAAACGGCTGGTCATCCAGCGTTAAATTTTTCCAGATTGCCGCATCAGTTGCCGAATCCACGCACTGATAAACCGCCCTGGGGGATGCTGTGGTGTCGATCCAGATAGAGCCGATGGAATAGCCTTCGGTTGTGTCATTCGTAACTCCGGGGGCTGTTGTGGCAATAAGTTTGTTTTTGGCGAATGGCATATACGGATATGCAACGCCGTCATCATAATCACCCTGGTCGGTAATAACCAGTGAAGGGTATTTGGTAGCCAAGGCAGATATAATTGCATCCGCCGCTGACTCGTTGACCACTTTTGTGATTGTTGACAGCGCCGGAACCCGAATAGTGGCTCCAACAGAGATACAGTTGACTTTGGAATTGCTTCCATTTACGATTTGAAGAGTTGTTTTAAGCATTGTGCGTTTCTCCTTTTGGGGGTTTTATCTTATTTGCACCGTGTTTATTGAGTGCAGTCGAGTGATAACAGTGTAAATTGAAAAATACAAAGGCATCTAAAGCAGATAGGGTTATGTAGGAATTTTCATGGTTCTGATATGGGCAAACTGTTGATATCGAATGTTTTGCGCTGCTTCCATTCCGCCGCTTTCCCCTGGTTCCAATTGCTCACAGGCCGGAGGAAACCCACCACGCGCGAATAAATCTCCGTTCGGGGGTGGAAGACCGGGTCTTTCCCAAAGCAAGCCTCGCATTTGAACATGTAATCGCCTGTGGTATAATTCCAGCCAGACGGCGGATGAAACACCGCCCCGCCTTCGATAGTTGTTTCCTCGCCGTACTGGGATGCCTTAACCGTTACTGCCTCATTGCAGTCCATGCAATCCCCTTCGAAAGTGAACGGGTTTTGCACTTGTAAAAGCTCTTTTAATTTTTCCAATTTCATCGTTTCGCCTTTTATTCTGAGTTTATGTGTTCCATCACACCAAGTGCATTCTCGGCCAGGTGGATTATAATGCCCGCATTTTGGGCAGGGTTTTGGTTCGCCAAGTTTGACTCCGGGATAGCAATTATTAGATGTTTGATAAAAGTCTCTGCCTCCCATTAATAGCCTCCCTGTAATATTGCCCAGGCTCGAACGCCACGAAACATCCACATTGAGATGATTGGATGCCCCTTTGCGGTTACGCAATCTCTCAGTTCTTGATCTGCTTTCAGCCGCATGGCAGCGGATTTGAGTTCCTCTGCCAGCACGCAGCCAATATCATGAATACGGCAGCAATCTGACCAATTGCCTTCGAGAAATGCAGTTCAGTATTTGGTTTTCATGGTATAATCAACTCCGCATCATCATCCAGCGTCACGCCGAAAACGTCACTAAAAACGTCTGCGATATCCTGAAAGGTTTTGGCTTTGCGAATGCCAATGCGCCACTTTATTTTCGGAGAATTACGAAAGTCGTTTAAAACAGCATCAGGCACGGTTAGCCCGTCTGACATAGCTTGCTCAACAGCTTGCGTATGTGGATCGTTTTTCACCCACCAACTTGCTCTGAACGATTCAAAGTCTTTGTGTTTTATCGTTTTTGAATCATTTGCCCATTTGTCGATGAGACTTTGTTGCAAAGGTGAATCCTGATAATCCTCATTATATTCGTCCTTTGTCATCTCCCACGGCTGCTTGGTAGCAGTCACATCCTGTGCAATTGTGTCCGACGCGCTTTCGAAAATCTTGTTGACATCATAATTCGGATGATATAGGTTTTGATCGTCTTCCGCTCCCATGTTCTGATGGCCACTGTAGTCATTATATGCGTAGTTTTTAGCCATATTGCTAAAGCTATAAACACCGGAAGACTCGTAAATCAAGTTATAGTCCTCTTTTGCCACTTCCTTAAATCCAGACAATAACCAAACCTGATCGTTCTGGAATCTTGTCAATGCCAGAGTAGCTGCGTACCCGTCAATGACTATCGTAGCCTTGTCTTTCGGTGATGGTTGGTGATGGCCTTTTGCTATGACTTCAACAAGTTTCGATGCGACCGAAACGCCTTTTTGACCTAAAAGACCACGAATATATTTCCCTTCCCAATCCCTTTTTGCGATAATATGCGATACACCATGTCCGCCTTCAAAAAGGCTGAATTTGTCTTTTAACGAATTCCACCATTCAAGCATATCGTCTTCACTTGAAAAAGAAGGTGGTTTCCTACCCGGTTTCCCCCAATAAAACGCAATCCATCCCAAATCCTGCCGGTACATGGCCTTTGGTTCATTTCCATGTTTTGAGATAACCCGGTTCATGGCTTCGGTGCCGCGCTGGATGTTTTCTTCAACAGTTGCCGGCGTTCGGACTTGCGCCGCTTCCATAACCAGATCATTTATAAATGGTCTTATTCCCATCATGTCAGGCCCGAATGCAGACACAATGCTATTCCTCTCCGATCTGATTCTTTTTTTGTATTTTTTAGGGCATGATCTCAGCGCTTTGTCGAAGCTATCTATTATAGCGATAGCCTTATGTGATGATATTTTGTTAAAACCAGCTATTAGGCCACAACTACCAAGACCTACATTGTCACTTGATAAAATATCCCATAGCCCATTTTCTATAAAAATGGTCGCCTCCATTTTTTCGAGCGAAGTCTCAAACATTGTCGATTTTTTATCCAGCACCGGATCATCATCCAGCGTCACCCCGAATTCACGCTTGAAAACATTAGCAATATCCTGGAAAGTTTTGGCTTCACGGATGTCAAAACGCCATTGTCCAGGAGGGGCACCACCCGCAAATTTACCCATTGGCCCGTAATCCTTTTCGTGAAGACGGGTGTAGTCTGCAACGGAGAGATCGCCATTAAGCAAGCTTCGGGTCACAGATCGTTCATGATAGTTGCTCGGCGATGCAGTATCTCCATCATAAACTGTCATTTTGCTTTCGACTTGTTCTTCTGCAATGTCCAGAGGAATTCCGGAAGCAACCATCTTATCAATTTCACTTTTATTAAATTCTTCTCTCGTCATGTCCCACGGCTGCTTATCTGCCACAGATGGTGCGCTTGTACCAGAGGCGTCCGGGGCTTGATCGTTGTTGGCCATTTTATTGAATTCAGGATAGTCTTCCAAAACATGTTTTGCTACTGGAAGCCCTTTTGATATTGCGTCAAGAACTGCGTAGTAGTGTTGCGTATGTTCTGTCATGGGTGATTCTTTTACGATCATGCCATTATGCCCAGCATCTTCAAAAAAACGGAACATGTCCTCAGAAACAACATCGGGATCGCCACATCTATCAGTAAACGTTTTCCACTGTTTTGTTGTGACAAGACCTTCTCGGTATTTCTTCTCTGTATTTTGGGAGAGTAACCGCTTTAGTGCCGCCCATTGTTTTTCGCGTAAAGTGTTTTTTGCGGTACGTTTTCGGGATATTGAGATATAGGTATCCCTGCTCATCTGCCACGGCTGCTTATTGGCCACGGATGGAGCCGATTCCATAACCAGATCATCGTCGTCATCCTCATCGTATTCACCTTCATCACCATCTTCAAAAATCCCTTTCTGCTTGTTCGCCGGATCAAGTTCAGCCGCCCGAGCAATAGCGCCCTTTATGACTTCCGAAGCGGTCGGTGCTGGTTCTTTTCCAAACAGCCCGACTTGATTCTGATACTGCAGAAAGGTTAAAATGCGTTCGCCCGCCAGCTTGAAAACCGTTCCAAGATGTTTTGACCGTCTGATGTTATCGTTTAAAATCCGGGTGATGTCCTTTGTTTCTTCTGGTATCTGTGAGAACAGCCCCATTTGTGAAAGAATCATTTCAATTCCGTCCCCATCGTCTCGGGCCTGAACCATAAGGCGTGTGGCTTCAATGATATTGTCCACAAGATTGATACCGCCCATATCCGGATAGCTGGCCCTGATTTTGGCGAACACGGGAGCTGCTGCGGTTAATGCAGTCAGGATGTTCTTGACGGCTGGATGCGTCTCTTCCGCCATCAAAGTTAAAAGCCTGTCATCAGCATAAGCTTTGCTGAAAATGGCGCACTGAATTCGATCTACAAGCGCTTTTGTTGGACGGCTGTCCGCCGTAAGCAGCCCAGCCGCCTCAGCTTTGCCCACTTTTTCAATAAACTTGGCGATAAATCCCGCATTACTGGCAGCCGCGATGTCCCCGTCTTTGGATGGTGTAAATCTTTCCATATCCGCAGCGGTTAGCCTGCTGTCATCAACCTTGGCCTGTTCCATCGGACTCATGGAGGCGATATCCGCCTCGTTTGCCCGCTCTGTAATTGATCTGCGATCTCCACCGGAAAGACGGATCCGGACAAGCACCGGCTGCTGGATTTCCGCCAGTTTTTCCGGATTAAACCCAAACTTACCGGCATTCTGAATAATCCATGCTTTGTATTCGGTCGCGCCGTCTTTGTTGTACCGTTGCCTGATAGCCATTGTCCGGCCGTTCCCGGATTCAACGGCTAAATCCCTGCCAACGATAGGCGATCCGACAGATGCGTAAAGAGAATCGCCCAGGCGGTCTGGATTGAGAGTGTTTGAAATTGTTGGAATCTGCCCCTTCATGGTATCCCGTGTCCGGTCCCGTGGTTGAAGCTCGGCAGGGAATTCCGGGTTCGGCGTAAAATCAGCGTTATGGGAAGCGACAAGGTTTTTTGCTTCGACTACTGCATATTGCAGTACCAGCATATCATTATCACTCAGGTAAGCGCGATCACGCTTGCCTGTGATTACTTTAGCGTTGACTTTTCCGCCGTTTCTGGTAATATTTTCAACATCAAAAGGAGGATTACTTATGCTATCTCGTAATTTTGAATTTATGGAAAATGAGTTTGTTCCGTATGCCATCGAACGATCAGGCGGTAGGGTGTTCCGCATGTGTGGAAGGTCAATGGCAAAATGGAAAGAGATTGAGGATTCCGACAAGGCTTTCAGGATTACCTCAAATGCCTTCTCTGTCTCAGAGTCATCTGCTATAGCACTGGCTGATGAGTTTGAAGAAGACATCCGTGAAGCCGCCGCCCGATAAACCTTGGTGCTGACCTTGTTTAGGCGAGAGATAAACCCGTCCGCCAGGATAGATACTTCTCCTAATTCTTCTTGGCTCGCAATCGGTTTTAATTGCCTGATTACGTTGTAAATTTCATGCCCAAGCCCGTTCTCTTTTGCATCAATAATTGGGGCGGTGTTCATCTGCAATTCGCAGATGTGCCCGCCGATCATGACTTTCATTATGATACCGGGATAGCCTTCTTTAGTCGGATTTTCGAACCCATTCTTAATCCAGAATACAGCAGGGTCTTTTGATATTAAACTGGAAGCCATAGCAACTTGCGATGTGGTGTCGAATACCAATGTCGCAGCTACGACGTCCAAAAGCTTTGACTCGTCTCCCTCGTAATCATTCTCGATTTTTTCAGCCGCACGTTCTTTCCCTTTTAACCCAGGTCGCAATATCACTTTGGCGCCTGTTTTCGCTCCGAAAGCCTCTACCCATTCCTTAAATGCAGGAAGCGCAATCTCAGCCGCAGCGTACACGTCTTCAATGGTCTTAACGCCTTGCTGTTTCAGAGATTTTTTGATTTCAACCACCACATCAGTTTCACCTAAATCCTTGAGCGCCTGAAGTGTGGTGTTCCCATCCAGCACCTTAAACTTCCCGTTGCCCATATCAATCACCCGAATAGGCGCACGTTTCTCACCTGTTCCGGACTTGGCCGCCGCCATAGACTCATGAGCGCGTTTCACCCGTTCCGGGTCCGCCGCTTCACTGGGAACCAGTTGATCAATGGAAATGGTTACGCTGTTGAACGTGTCTTTGAAAAACGGAGAGTTACTCGGAGGCATCGTTTCAGAGAAAACATGACGAAAGACGTTTGAAATATCGTCAATGTCCTGTGCGGCGGCAAGCTCAGCTCGCCAGTCGGGATTACCTGGAAGGGATTCAAAAAATGCTGATAGCATGTTAATTAGCCTTTGGATTGTTGGTTTGAGATTATATCAAACAGGATTACATTCAAACGGCGGGGATGGCAAATAGGTGATGTGCAGATAGGGGTATATAGAGATTTTCTGGCGAAGGATACAAGGTTGACTGTTTTTCGGATTTCAAGTAAAGTCTTTTTTATAATGATTGATAATTTCCAAAAACAAAGACTGCATGAAAAATTGTTTGAGTCGCAATGCTCTATCGTGACACATCAGGCGTATCTTGCCAGAATTGACAGTGTACTGAGAACCATAGAGATTCTTGCGATATGCGCTCCTATAGGATTCATGTCTGTCCAATTGTCTTTGATTAGCAATGTGGCAATCACAAAAATACTTTCGATTATAAACCCGATTCTATCAGCGGCATTACTTATACTCGCTGTTTTTTCCCTTACCCAAAGTTACAGACAACGGCTGCAAGATCATCAGAAGTTTCTCGTTGAAAACTTTCCGATAGCCGAACAACTCAGGGCTCTCCTTATCAAAACAGAAGCTGATGACAGAGATGTTGAAAAAATCATGGATAAAATAACAGCTTTGGACAAGGAAGAGGCACGATTGATGGCGCACCAGAAAGCCGATGAAAAACAAACATTTTACAGGGAAGCGATGAAGCGCATGGGAGATATAGATGTGAAATGCCCGAAATGCGGGAAATCTCCGTGGGAGTATCAGAAATCGAAAAACAAGTGTCAGGTCTGCGGTAGTGAACTACCCCTACCCTAAAGGGATAGGGGCTTTACGCCATTCTTATAAAGACCGGGCAAGTACGTTTATAATGGAAGGCTTACAATATGCCGCTCCCCCGGCAAGCAGATTCGATGCTCTGAGTCCGAAATGCCCAACATGCAGGAGACCATTATGAACGACAGAAGCATATTGAAAGTCATAGCCATTGCGATTAGCCTGATCGGATATTACAGCGTAGGCGGATTCGGTTGGTTTTTACTCATCGGGGCTAACGTCCTTCTGCTGTATCAGGATTACAAATTTTCCAGCAGGAATAATTGATAAAAATATCAAAACAGCAATAGAGATTAAGGGTACCCTGTAGAGTACCCTTAATCCACATTTCTTGAGTGGTTATCCTGTTGCAAGGGCCGCATCACTGAATCGGAAGTTTATTGCCAAAATCCTGTTCTATGGCGAGTTGCTTGATTTTCTTCAGGAGGCTGATTTGGATCATCACCTGAAGACTGACTTCATCAACCCAATGCCATGCGTCATTTATGTCCAGTTATCCCCACGCTGTTATCCAAAATTATTATATCCCATTACCACTGTCACTTTCTAAATCAAAAGGCAATTGCATCGTTTCATTGAATGCAGGATGAACTATGTCAAGATTGTTTTTGAAGTCTCCCCAACGCTTACTAAGTTTCATTATTGTAGTAACCGATACAATGAGTTCTTTAAGTTTTGGATGTCCTGTTTCAATTGTAAGTTTTCTATGTAAATGATGTTTTAAGCGCCCCCTTTCATTTTTTTCTGCTTGAGCTTTCAACTCCTTCCACACCCCAGGGGCAAGCCGACGATAAACAATATCATTGGTTAAATGTCCGAAATACAAAGGCCGTTTTACGCCATTGCTTGGGAATGGCAAACTACGCAACCGAAACATTTGTTCATAAAAATCAGAAGGGAACGTTTTAACCCAAGGCTGAAGCTCTTTGGCGACGAAAGACTCAAGTATTCTTGCCAATTCATCACGGGCTCTATCTTTTTGATAACCTGTAGCCTCATCTACCAGTGCAACAATGCCGACGCGCATAAAACCACGCATTAAAATTTCACACTGTTTTGCAATTATCAAACGTCGAGGAGTAGTCAATAGGCCATTATCTCTGGCTTCAAGCATGGCTTCACAAATATCTGCAAGTATTTCTGCACGGTACCCGCTAATATATCTCCCCTCAAAAACGCACTTGATAGGTAAAAAATGGTCCGGCCTCTTATCTTTATAAATCAACTGGTTAGCCCATTTTGCTGACAGAAAACGGTCCACCCTGGAGCCAGGTTTTGTCCCGCTTGCTGGAGCTTCTTCGTCGACCAATCTGAGTGTTTCTTGCAACCCACGGCCTGACAATAACCGCTCTCCGGTATTGGTCACATAACAAGACAGGCTGAATCCACAAAGGTCAATTAAACCTGTATGCGTTATTCGAACCATTGACGCCTTTTCTTTTTTTGCTTTAACCATTTTTAATGATTGGTCCTTGCGCTGTGCAGGTGTCATCATAGCGTTTTTTACTTTTCCACCTTTTGATCTACCAGTTACATCACAGATTGAATTTGGCATATTGCATTCCTTTTTTATATGTTCAGCATGTTATTACATGCAAAATATAAAAAAGCAAATAAAAAGTTATGCAATTAAGAAAATTGCATAAATCCCCTTGACACCCCAGCAACTCATAGCAAACAGTTGAAAGCTACATAACCTTATCTGCGGAGAAACAAAAAAAAAGCCCCTGTGAACTGAATCACAGGGGCTTTCGTATGCGGGTATGGGTGTGTTATTGGTTAATCGTCTTGATCATCCATCAGGCCAGCGTTTTCTTCAATAAATTGCATCCATGCCTTATCAGGAACAAACCCAATAAGTAATTTCACTTCCTGAATCAAGTCAGTCCGGTGGTGCATTGTCTCATTCATTAGCAATATGTGATAAACATCTTGAGGGATCATAAACGGATCATCAATGTCAATTGCATGGCCATACATTCCCTGCCCGTGGGTCAAAAAGTACTGCCGGAGAAGATAATATCCGCTGACATAATCAAGAGCAACCTTTCCAGCAGTATCCCACTGGGTAGGTGCAATGACAAGTTCCACGGTGCCGCCTGGAGTGATAATCTGCCAGTGATAAAATGATTCTGGGTATCGTTTCAATTATGCCGCCTTTATGTCTGGAAGCCCGTCTGTGACCCAAGACGGGACGTTGGCTATAGCAGCAGGGATACTGTCTTTGTTAATGACGTTGAATTGGCCCCAATCTTTGAAATCTCTGGTTGCGCCATCCCCCAGTGTTGACTGCTCTAATGCCAGATACAGATATGCAATTTGTAGAACGATCTGCTTCGATTTAGCAGAAAATTGGAAGAGGTAATGTCCGTATGAATCCCATTCTTTTGAAATAATATAGTAACCATCGGAGTTACTTGTTTTCTTATGTCCGCTCACAGATTGAAAAGTAGCAAACGGTTCATAAAAAAGAGGGTTCTTCTTGATCTTCTTATCGAGCATTTTATAAAATGCGTCAATAGGCTTTGAAGCATCGGTAATTGCTTTGGCCAGTTCCAAATCACCAATGAATTTTTCTTTTTCAGAACCAGACGGAGGGGTAGCCAGTATGCCCAAAATCATTTTAAACATTTCAGGGTCATTTACCACTAATTCGTGCATTAATTCAGGGGACGAAAACTGCTGGATGCCCATTGAAAAGACTTCTGTTGAGTTATCTGCCCCATAATACTTCCCGACATAAGCGTTGAACAGGTGGTCTGTGTATGCCACTTCATCATCTTTGTAGTTTTCATTCCCGGTCAGAACAGATAATTTTATCAACCCCTTTGTTTTATCAACTCTACCGTCGAGAAACGTATTGGAAACTGATACATACTTTGCGTCATCTTCAACTAAATGCCCCATTTCATGCCATAACGTACTCTTGGTAAACTCAGCCCCGACATGGATAATCTTTCGACCGACTTCAGCGCAAGCTCTTGGTTGGCCTTTAAACCTTTCCTGGATGTGACATTTACCGAACCGCCCCCCGCTTAACCGGTATAATTCCGCCATGTCTTTTCTGATATTGGCCTCGCCATACCCGGCTTTTGTTGTTGTTCCCGATTTGCCTGTTACCGATATTTCAACTGCCAAGTAGTTTATCGCGGATTTGTCTATCACCTGGTCGCTGACCCATTGGTTGGCCTGCTTTTCGGTAATGGGTGATGATTCAAGCATTTTTTGAATCAATGGGTTATAAGTTTTGGCGAGTGCATCTGATAGTTCTGTGTTTAGCTGCTGCTTCTTATCGGAAAAAGACTTTTCTTTTGTTTTGTACTCAGATTTAAGATTTTGATATTCATCAGAAGCGAGAAATTCATCCAGAGCTTCTTGAATAATTTTTAGGTTTTTAGCGTATCTCTCTTGTGTTTCAGCAGCCATTAGAGAGTATGCTTCATGCAGTTTGATCCATTCGTCAGTTTTTGCCCGTGTGCCTGATATCCTATTTGCGATGGCGTCCAAATAAGAACCCGCAACTGCCGTCTCTCTTTCTACATCCCCCAGCTTTTTGGTATATCCTAATCGGTCTTCAAGTGTTGATTTATCTGCTCTATATTTAAGCTCTGCCGCAGACCGTTCTTGTTCAAGGGATAAAAGGTCATTTCGTGCAGCAGAAACCTTCAGCGCAACCGGTCTAAAGCCAGGGGCCGTTGACCATGCATCTACAATCTCTTCCCCTTTGGCTTTTGCAGCATCAAAGATTTCCTTCCCGGCTTCCTTCGATAGTTCTGACATCGGCTTAACGTTTTCATATCCTGACACCATCCGAGCCAATGTGCCAGGGGCGATTGTGATGAGCCTGTCTTCTGACATCGACTTACGCATTAATTCTGAGATTTCATATCTTTGGATAGCGGTTACTGCCACGTTGTAATCAGAGACCAATAATTCAAGTCGATCTATATGGTCGAACACGGTTATAGCGTCTTGTGGCTTGTTTGGCATATCTTCTGACATAATTCCTGACGCCTTGAACGCAAGATAAATATCATCAAATGTGGTTGCAGCCCGGAGCATATCTTTCCAGTCGCCGCCATCTTCAAGGATTGCGGTCTCCATAACCGGATCATCATCCAGCATATCCTTTGCCATTGCAGGAGCAGGCGCAGCGCTTTCCAAAATACCGCCCCAGTCCTCCCGCCATGCCGCCAGGTACCAAGTCTTCCTGTCCGGGTCCCATGACACCGTTGCAATCTCACCCTGCCACGATAAATCGACTTTCGGTCTGCTGGATGGCCCGTATTTTCGCTTGATATGTCCACGGGTCAACATATCCACAAGCCTCATGCAGAGTTCACGGCCTGACTGTTCGCTGGGCAGGTTTTTTTTTTCAAAATCCTGCTTGGCGATGATTCGGGCAATGCCGTCACCATCAGCAAAAAGCGGGGCAGTCCCAGTATTCCCCCAAAGGAGGGCAATCCAGCCGATATCCGGACGGCTGGCACCCTGTATGGTGTTCTTTTGGGTATCCAGCGTGTTTTTCATGGCCCGCTTGGATTGATCCTGGGCGATGGTGGGCTTTTGGTTCGGCTGGACGGTGGATTCAAGAATCATGGCTTTGCCTATTGTTATTTCCTGCAAGCCGAGTGTAAAAGTCGCCTTGATTTTTTTGGGGTACACTGCTGCCATGCCCAGAACAAGTTTCTCGTTGACATCAAGTTCTGCATAAATTCCATATTTAGGCCCAATCATACTTCTGAGTGAAGGTGCGCCTTTGCCTTCTATTGATAGAGTATATACTCCAGGGGGTAACTTCAGGATTGCTGCTTCAAGTAAAGCCCGTCTGCCATCACCGTACACTGAAAGGTAAAGTTTGTTTTTCGTATTTAAAATGCTACTCCTGGCAATACGAGACAGAAGTTTACGTACGGTTGTTTCTCCTTCATCTGTCTCGATCTTTTGATCCAGATGGGCGGAGGATTCAAGAATTGATCCGATTGAAGGATCGAATGTGCCCTGATTCTCTACCGCTTTGATTTGGTTCGGATTAAAAGCTATCCAGACAAGGTGTTCTTTACCACCGCCCATTATATTGCCGCCGATGTGAGTAATGCCGTCATAACCAACATTTTGCAATACCTGATTTGCGACGGCCTTGCTATCTGCTTGTTGTTCAAGCAATGAGTAATTATAACCTCCTGGCGTGGTACGTTTTATTTCTTTTGATATAAAATCATCAATTTCTGTATCTGAAAATTTTACAAGAGCAGGAAACAACAGCATCCATTCGTTACGGGACAACAACTGCATATCAAGAGTATCTTTGTCCGCGTCAAACGGGTTCCGAATGTTCAGGAAGCATGAATAAACGGCGCGGTTGGCTTCTGTTTTTCCTGCCACTAACGGCATTGCGATTTTTATTCTTTCGCTGTTAAGGAAACCCCTGGCATCCCGTACCAGATGTTCTACAGCACCGTCAGATAAAAATAATTGTTGGTTATCATCTGACGATAATGCACCAGCCCCAATGTCCATTACATCCATGTTAAATACCTTCAAAAAGGTATCACGGAACTCTTCCTTGATCGTTGCCCATTCCACGACTTCCTTACCCATATATTCCCGAGCCACATCTTTGTTTTCAGTAAAATAAAACCCTGGCCCATATAACGCTGTTTTATCCTGCTTTGAAATGTCGAATTCCTTAAACCCGGCTTTGGCTGTGCCGTGATATACCGGAACTGGAGTTTGAATTTTGTGGGTTTCCTGGGGAGAGCCGTCTGGGTTTACGACTTTGGATGTTATTTTTCCATTGACAATATCAATAAGATGTGCGATCTTCTCCCCATAGCCTGCGGGCGGTGCTGCTACTGGCGAGGACATTTCTTGTGTCGAGGTCAGCCCTTCACCACATGACGCAGGCTTTCCTATTTCTACCGCTTGCACAAGATACAGACGAGTTCCACGTTCCTTCCTGGTATATTCCTTTGCCATGATTTTTACACACAAGACTTCACCGTCGAATTTCATCGGGACATCAAAATGGTGTATTTCTTTGATGTTTTCGTTTCCCTTGCGGTCATCACGAGACATCCTAAAAGCTGAAGCCTGAAACAGCCTGTCAAGATTTGCAATAGCCTGCATGTGGGCTTGAACTGAGACTGATCGTTCATACGCACTTTTGCTCAACATCTTCAGCAGCGATTCACCTGAAACGGTTGCTGTGAATCCGGTGTCGATATTAACCAGGGGCACCCCGATAAACTCTTTCGCTGCTGCCTTTGCCTGGTCTGATCCCCGCGCATATCGCATATTCCCCAGAAGCGCAGCCTTTTCCCAATCCCCAAACCATTCCTTAAACTTCTTGGCCTTCACGCCGTTTTCTGAGTAATCATACTTGGCATAATCAGCCGGGAATTCCGCTTCAAACACCGCCGCAATATCCCCGAATGTTTGAGCATTCCGGATTGCATCACGCCAGTCCTTCGCTGCGGGTTCGGGGGTGCCGCCATCCGCTGGGGTTCCGGATTCAAGAATCATGGCTGTACCGTTTTCTTGATTTCAATATATTTTTCAGTCGGTTGAATCACCGGTGAAACAGCCTGAATTTCATCCGTGATTGCCTTTATGATTTTGATAAACCGCTCCGGCTCTTCACCGTTGAATTTTCCGGCGATAAGGTCAGCAAGCTTCTGGTTCTGCTGAGCGGCTTCTGGTTGAAGGTCAATTTGTTCGTTCAGTTTGGCGAGGGCCGACTTAAACTCCTTTTGAGCTTCACGCTTTGCTGAAAAACTAAGCCCGCTGGATGCAAGCTCAGTTCGTTTTTGCGCCACTATCGCCTGCAATGTCCGTTTTTCTTTAAATCCAAGTGCCATCACATCACCTTTTTAGCTTCCTCGTTTAACAAACCGGTTAAATAATCAGCGACGGTATTCAGAAGCCCATCGTATTTCTCCATCAAGCCTGCGGTTTCCAGTGTTGCGGCTGCCTCATCCAGTATCCTGCCATATCCATCAGTATCCGAATCGTGAGCGCCGGACATCAGGTCATTCAGGGTGGCGATTGCGCTCTTGACATCCGCATCTTCTGGGGGTATATTATCCCCAAGGTTGCTCTCATTCGAGCGTCTGCTGTCTTCGGGCTGGCCGGGTTCTTCCACGGGGGCAGGAAACGAAGGTGATTGGTCAGGATCATCAGCGTGCGCGACACGCAGGAGCAACTTTCTTCCACCTCTCTGCTCATAAGGTGTTTTGCTTTTTGGTTTGGCATCTTCAAGAAACCATGTTGTAACGCCGTAATATCCTCCGTTATTTTGCAACTCAACTGCTGCGAATTTACCACGTCCATTTCGTTTTACAAGCAACAGCCTCCCGTTAGGTTGTTCGTAAATTTCAGTGTAATGGCGGGTGATGTCCGAAAGTGCATCTATTTCGTCATTATATCCGTATGCCTTGAATTCCTTGATTCTGTCTTCTGCAATATGTGACTTACCATAAGCGCCGCCTTCCTCAAGTCGGATAGGTGCGGATGGGAATCTTCCCTCGCTGGCCGTTTCTATATCGGGGCCGATACTCCCAAAATCAGAAGTTCCATCAGGCGCGGGAATGAATAGACTTCCAGGGGTTTCGACTTTATCCACTTCCGGCGCAATCTGTTCCGGAGATAAAGATGATTGAGCGAGTTCGGGATATTCTGCGATAACCATTGTATCTACAGGTTCCCCTGCGGTTACGGCCCGTTTGACACTCCTGGCATGATTTCCTTCACTGATTGATATTATTTGAGTCCTGGCCTCAAGTTCCTTCGCTATTGCTTGTGGTATAGCTGCATCGGCGCGAAGCCCCGCGAGTGATTCGCCAGCACGAAGCCCTGTAATCGCTTGGTTAATAAGGTCGAGCGCTCTTTCCGCTGCTCCGTCTTCTTTCAGCCTGCGTTTGGGGCTTGTCCATAAGCCATAATTAGAAGGTCGGTTCCTATATTTTCCGTCAGGATATTCGGCTATTATACTCTTTGCGCTTTTAGCTTCCTGTTCAAGCATATAAATCAGATAATATTTTTTCGTCATTTCCCAGGGTTCCGGTACGTCCGGTTCCGGCATCACAAATTCCGGGACAACCGGCGTGACTTCCGGCGTGACGACTTCCGGGGCAACAGGCGTGACTTCCGGCCTTGGCGCTTTCCCACTGGTGTACAAATCTTCAACGTATTTATCCCATTGCGCCTGCGTGGCTTCACCTTTTTGAAGTAATTCCCACATTTGACCAGTCCACTCCTGATCTTGAGACCGAACCCCTGGCACCGCCATTTCCCCTACTTCTCTCAATCTGACAAACTCAAGTCGCTTGACTTCCCTCTCATTGGGGATTTTATCTTCCTTGATTTTAGCCATTATCCCCTTCAAGTCGTTTATAAACCCGTCCTGTTTCATCATGTCAAATGCTTGCTTATCTATCCCCAGGGAAAGAGCTTCATCTTTAAGCGCCTCAAATTCCGAATCCATCGCCGCCTGCTTCGCCGCCGTTTCCGCCGCCATCGCCCGCGCCGCTTCATCCGCCTTGGCCTTCACCTGCAATGCCGCAAGCTGGTTTTCCAAATCAGCATTTATACCCTGCTGTTTTTCAATCAAGCCTTGCGTCATGGTAATCTTTGTTTGGGTGATTTCCGCAGCAGACTGTTGATCCCTAAGCCCGTTCATCAGAGCGACATTTTCAGTGGACAATTTATCAGCATCCGACTTCAAGGTCACAAGCTGTTCATTTTGAGCCTTCACGTCTTTTTGTGTCGTCTGAAACCTTGCAGAGTTCTTCACCACAAGCTGAGCTATACGTTTGCCCACCTCTTCCAGCGAAATCTCACCCTCGCCCTCTGGTGACACCACAAGCGTAATATCCCGTTTATTCAGCAGCCAGCGGTAAGCAATAATCTCATCATCAGGGCCGATCTTCTTGGCGTCCCCGCTCGGGGAATGAAACACAATCGTAATGGCCTGCCCATCGGAAAACGGAATCTGAGCGGTAACATTTGCAAACAATCCGGTTTTCCGTGGTTTTCCGATAATTGCCTCAGCCGGTGCGATCCCTTCAGGCAGATGTTTTGCAAACACCCGGGCAAGCGCTCTCATCCTGCTGTCTGTCTGTGAGAATCTCTTGACTGTAACCGCCTCGTAAATCCCTTCTTCCAGAAACTCGCCGTCATTGTACTCATCGTCCATTTCTGCAAGAGTCGCACATTCCAGAATCAGCCTGTCTGTCTCATGGGTATTGGTCAACGCCATATAAGCTCGAACCAACCTGTCGGGACCGAACCCTTTAACGAACAAATCAAGCCCGATTTTGTGCAATTTGCCTTCTGAGTATGGGTTCATTATGCGCCCTCCTGAGCGTTCTGAATCATGTCAATATCAAGATTCAGCTTAACGGTTTTGGCCTGCTCGTTTTTAAGCTGTGTTTCAAGCCCTGCAAGTTGATATTGAAGAGTTGTAACCTGGCCAGCCTGGGCGGTGGTCTCCGCCATGATGTTTTCGTTCGTGCCTTTAAGCTGTGCGACGGTTGCCGTAACTGTGTCAACCTGCGCTGATATGCTGGTATTGACCGCCTTTATCTTTGGGATTTTAACAATCCCGGCGTTTTTCTCTTTGGCTTTTGTGAATGCCGGTTCATTTGCCTTGACGTAGGTTATCACCTCATCAACAGCCTTGGCGATATCATCAACAGACTTGATCGGAATGACCTTTGCGTTAAGTTTGACCTGAAAAACGCCGCCGCCAGCCTTGATTTTTACAGTTATTTTCTGGCCGGACGCAAAAACCAACGTGGCGGTTTTCATCAAAAACCCGGATTCGCGTTTGGCCTTGTTCGTGGCTTCAACATCTTCTACCGGGATGCCTGCCGTTTCAAATTTTTTAAGCACCGGCTTTAACCCGGCCTTGTCGAATTTCTCAAAATCTATGGTTAAAGCCATACGATCTCCCCCTCTTATATGTTATTCATTGATAAACGGACTATCCTTAAATCACAAATGGCTTGCGTGTTTTTGAACTCTGCTTTTTTTACCATGATACAGCCATCACATCGTTGATGCTATGACAGGATTTAATGGCAGAGTATAATTGATTTTTCTTGTACAAAACTGCCTGGAAATGGGCTCCAACTTGCACCCCGACAGATATCATTTCCGCCAAAGATAAAACATGAGATTGGTTGTCATAATCAATAAATGCTATCTCGGGCACCTCGGCAAGCTGCATCATCGTCACAGCAGCGACCATATTTGCGCGGTCTTTGTCCTCGCAATCGTACCGAATACCAGATGGTTGCACTACACATCCCAGCGAAAGCTCTGATATTGAGCAGCCCTTGATAATCTCTTTCTGGATTCCCATAGCAAAATCAAGGTCGATAAGCTGCCCATCATCAGGGATGCGATTGACATCGTAGCTGTACCCTGCTTCTGTTTGATCTTCAGGCGACATCTGCGTAAGTTCTTCCAGCCTGATATTGTATGGATACAGGATCGAACTCTGCAACCGCTGGATAACAGGGATATTCTTCGCATATACTCTCATGTATTTACTCCTTCGTCTTCACGATAAAACATAATATCGGTAGTGTTTCTGTATTGTGGACAAAAACGGGATATGCTCTTTGTATTTCTCTATTTGCCGTATCAGCACCTCGCTGCCAGTAAAAAATACATGAGTTTTTTTGCCCAGGTTAAATTGCACTGTTAAGCATTTGCCATGTTTTCTCTCTGTAAATTTGCTATCGGTTATCCTGTATCCAATTATTTCTATTTCACGGTTTACGATATCCGCTATCTTAAGTTTGTCGCCGTCAAGAATATGTTCATCTGCCGCAAAGTCAGAGAATTTTCGCACATTCGTCGGGTTTTCAGTAGCCTCCGGCATTGTGATATCCATAAGTTGTATCCATTCCCGTGTATTAACCATCCGTAATAACTCATTACGGATTTTACGCACGACCTAATATCTGTGGCATCATCCAAGAAGACACGAATTTTGCGTTTAAAGTTTTTTGAAATTGATTTGCGTATCAAGGTAAACTTTCCAAAAAAACGATAGCCTAAAAAATCAATGCCCCGTTCATCGGATGGGAATACCTGCCAGTTGCTTTTGATTTCAAGCTTCAACTCTGAACTCATATATTTCCTGATATCACTAAATAGACTGTGAAGAAAAGCCTTGTCATTATGCAATATGACAAGATCGTCGCAATATCTGGCGTAATATCTGATGTTCTTTTTCTCTTTCAGCCAATGGTCAAAAGGAGATAAATATATGTTAGCAAAGTACTGAGACAGGTAATTACCAATAGGTACGCCTTCTGCGCTATCAACAATTGTATCCAATAGCCATAAAGTATCTGCACATTTTATCTTTTTTCTGATGATATTTTTCAAACAGTCATGATTGACGGAAGGATAAAACTTTTTAATATCAAGTTTTAAACAGTATTTGGTTCCGTCATTGTCTTTTAGAAAATCTTTCATTCGGATCACGCCATCATGTATTCCACGGCCTGCCATTGATGCGTATGTGTCTCGTATAAATGTTTTCATCCATATCGGTTCAAGAACCTGCATGATACAGTGGTGGATGATACGATCAGGAAAATACGGGAGTTTAAAAATTTCCCTTTCTTTTCCTCTCTCAGTCCTTTTGAATACCTGATATTGTGCATTTTTGAACACTTTATTTTTTAAACTATTATGAATTTGCACAAAATATTTTTCTGGATCGCGATCAACCATTTTGACGTCTGAATAATTATTTTTCCCACGCCTTGCGTTCTTGTGCGCCAGCCGGATGTTATCCATGTCGTAAATTTTATGGTATAAATTACCAAAACGTTTCATATATCTTTTGCCTGATTCCACAAGAGAGTCTTCGCCGTTTGGCTACCAACACCCTTTATGTTTTCGTTTTGTGTTTTGCCAAGAGGCAAGGTTGAGCCAGCGCAGTAAAAAAAATAGAACCAGATAGCTGACTGCCCCGCAATATTCGTATTGCAATTCGCCGCCGCATTATTCGCATTACGGTAAGTGACTCCCGCATTAGCGCTATTATTCAGATTGCCCCCTGCATAAAGCGCCTGCCAACTCGCTGCCGAATTGCCAACTCAACCCTAAATCAAAAAATCAGGCAGCCGACCGCCCCGCAATACCCGCATCGCAACCCGCCGCCGCATTACCCGCATCACGGTAAGCGACCCCCGCACGAGCGCCATAAGTCAGAGCGCCCCCCGCAGAAAGCGCCCGCCAACCCGCCGCCGACGGTTGGTAGTAATAATCTGTAACGAATGTAGAGCTACTACCGTTTGCAACCGAAGATGGTAAAAATGTTCCGTCGAAAAGCGTCTGCTGATAGCCAGTTGTTCCAAGCGGGGTTATTCCAAGCGAAGAATAATTAGTCACACTTTCATCAGTGAACAAAGCAGGGTTATTACAAACATATACCCCGGACGGAAATAGAAAATCCACTCCATCCACCCATTTCCATAGATGCCCATAAAAATTTTCTATCCCATAAAAAGAATTAGCAACAACCATATCAGATGCCTGAACGTATGCACACTTATTCGCGTTAGCGACCCCGTATTTGACTGATCCGCAATTGTTCCCCAGTACATTTGTGACACCAGTTTTACATATTTTCGTAATATCCCACGGTGCCCCCTCTGTATATCCTGGCAACATCAACTGTGAATTCCAGTTTTTGTATCTGGTTAGATATAAGAGAATAATCGCCTCACCCATCCAGTAATCGTATTGGTAAAAAGCTCCGTCGGTTGCTTGACGTCGCATTGTCCGACTGAAAGTTGATAATGGCAAGTATCCAGATACAGACCGTATTTTATCTCCTGATAGATACGATTGTGTTGTAGTTCCGTGAATGTACGCACTACTGCGGTACAAAACGCCCTCATAAGCTGAGCAGTATTTGTAATCCACGGGTGTAGCCAACCCGCCTGAGAAAAATATTGGGTGAACAACCGCTGTAACTACTGATCCGTTTGATTTTGTATAGCTGAACGCACCATACGAGATCAAAGCATACATAAAATTACCATCATTAAACAGCGCATAATAAAATTTAGGGATTTGCACCATGACGTTACCATCTGCACCTGTCAAAGTCGCAGCCGTCCCGTCCAGCTTCTTTGTTGAGTCATTTGGATGTAAATAGTAATTAAATGCGCCGGTGGTGTGCGCCAGCAGACAACGCTTCATCTGCTCTTGGATCGGAAAATTCTGATAGTCGTATTCAAGCAGAGCTCCGTTAACCTGAATGACACCCCTCATTGTATCATTCACAAAATCCCACTTAACGCCATAAGCATAATTATTGCCAGCGTCAAAATTACCATTTAATTTTTGGATTGCTTGAAGAACTGTGTCTGAAGCAGCTACCGTTCCGGCTCCGGATGTGTAGCCGGTTAAGACGTTTGCAGCCTCCAGTGCAGCAAAGTTTTCGTCAATCTCGCCATAACGGTCATTCCACAACGCCGCGACCGCTGGCTGTCGTGGAGAACTCAAAATGGGCGTAATCATAGGATGCGGTAATATGGACGGCATAGGTGTTTCTCCCTGTTTACGGCGTTATGATTGCTGTTCCGCGTTCCTGCGTGAGTAAGCCCTCTGACACAAGATACGCGATGCCATTCTGGGTATTGATATCCGCCAAGTCGATAAACTCGGCAGACAGTTGTTGCCTTTGCAACACCCGTTTTGGAACTCAAGTTTTGTTACAATACCTGGCCCGGTATTTTTATTTTCAATAGCCTGAATTCTGACAGACATATTCTCTATTTGTTTCTGCAATGTTGTCATGGTCTTTTCCCTTTGTTACATTTTTTTAAACAGCAGTATAATAATGATAACCGCATGAAATAGTGAAATTGAACGACGGATCACTCCCTGAGAACAGAATACCCCGCAACGACACTAATGGTGGGAAAAAGACGGTTGGGCCAGGGTTAGAGACGCTAATTGACACGGCTGCTCCGGTTAAGTAGCAGGTGCTATGCGCCGTACACGAGTTCGATGCCGCACCCGAACCAACGCATGAGTATGGGATACACAATATAGGTGCGTTTGCATTATAGTTCCAATTATAAACTCCGCTTCCGCCCACGAGCGCAGCCGCAGCCCCTGTCCCCATTGAAGAGAAAAAACCTGCTCCAGCACCACTACCTAATGCTGTAATAATGGACAACGCAAAAGGCTGCAATGCTGATTCAACAAAAGTTGCGACGGCAGCGCTTGAGCATATAGACCTGAGACAACTGGCGGATATAGCCACGGCAGAGAAAGCATTCAAATCTTGCATCGTAGAGTTGCCACATGCGCCCAGTGTGTCAATACCTCTTCCCACACTATATGCTGCTCCCAGAAATATTGGGCGAGCGACACTGGAGGCAGCAATCACAGTCATGGCGGTGAGGGACATAGAGATAGCAGCCATAGCCACACTTGATGCTGCGGTAGCCGTCATCGCAGTGCTGGACGCGGCCAGCAACCCCATTGCGACACTGGAGGCAGCGATCGCAGTCATCGCAGTGCTCGATGCTACAAAAACAGGCATGGTAATGTCATCAATGTCCAAGATGGCCTCCATAGCATCGCTGGAGGCAGCAATCGCGGTCATAGCCACACTCGACGCCGATATCTCAGACATAGTTCGTAAATCATTCATGGCTGGTGTCGATAACCTAAACGCGCTGTTAAAAATAGCTCCCATTACTCCTGCATAATCGCCAGATGCGACCGCCCAAGCAATTGATCCTGTATTTACCCCTTGTATCAGTACACCTGAGCAAACGAGAGCAGATGATAATCTTATTTGATCGCTGATAATCGTTGATGATGATGGTTGCGGTATGCTTATCACGTTGTCACCTCCTTATTGCCGGAAAGATGAAACGTAATCTTGCTCGCTGTCCCGGCCTTTACCCGGATCGTCTCGGTTGCCTTGGCATGAATCGAATATTCATGAGGCGCTCCGCCCACGGCGGCAATAGCCACATCATAAGCAACCCAGTCCGTATTGGTGGCGGCATTATCGCCGTGCGCTGCCGGACAATGGGCAATTCGGTAGCTGGACTCTTCGGCGTCCTGGTTGCTGATTCTTAACACCCCGTCGAGTACGGTACCGGCTGGCACCGCATATAATTGCGCCTCGGAAGTCGATGCAGGGAACAGCGTAGCTATAACGCCTCTTGTGTTTGTAACTGACATAAAATACCTCCTTAAAAGGCAAACATATTAAAGAAAGATGGGAAAGAATCAGTTTGCAACTGTGTCACAACTGGGTTTATCGCTGCGATAGACTCATTGATTCCAGCTATAGCTTCATCTACCGTGTCAAAGTTTTCGTCAATTTCCGAATATCGCGTATTCCATAGACTGGGTGCTGCGGGCGGTGCGGTATCTGGTATCGGTGTAATCGGGTAATGGGGTAGTGTCATATATTCACCTCACATTAAAAAACAAACGTTATAACTGTTTCGAATTCTTCATCAGATTGTTTGATCTTTGGCGCTGAGTTACGGATTCCAACCATATCGCCATCAATTTTTATTCCAAACTCACTGACGGTTTCACCTACTAAATCGGCTTGCGCCAGTCTTCCGGTTATCATGACATTCCCGTCAATTGTCACCGAAATATCCGCCTCCGGGATTGTCGTTTCGATCAACTGGTGATGCAATGCAATCTGATCCGCCTCAATTGCTATCGGCAAATCATCCGCATCATGCCCGCCGTCACCGAATACGGCAGTTGCCCCGGCAATGGCTTTTGCCGAAAACACTGATACAAGTAGCGGTTTTAATAAAATCGTACTGGCTGTATTTGACATATCTCGCCTCGTTATTTAAAATTGATTAATTACAGGCCGGGACCAAAATCCCAAGTGCCGTCGATGAGTAAACTTCCATCTAAATATGTTGCAAATATGGACACAGGTTCAAATGATATTTCAGCGATGGATATTATTGTCTGCATTGCAGCCACCGTATGATCCGAGACACATTCAACAAATCCAGTGACAAATTGTCTCGACGTTGTGCCTCCGAATTCAACAGGAATATCAAACGCTGTTTTCCATTTTGTGCTGCCGTAACCAACATAAATCTTCCGGGACCCGTCAACAGGCCAAGTACCATCCACGAACATCGACCATACCGACACAGGAGCATATATCCCGGACTTCGCCGTTATGTGCATCGGCCCAGAAGATACCGGATACCGATACTTAATATCCCCATTATCCGAACACATAAACCGGGAACCGTCGATTTCCCAGGTGCCGTCCAGTATGAGATAACAACAAAACACAGGGATTGTGTTCCGTGATGTAATCACCTGCAAATCCGTTGTGTCCCCCCAAATAACAGGGAATTCAACCACAATAGACCAAATCAGCCCGTCAAACACAATATGAAGCGGTTTGGTAAGTGCTACCCGTGCCCGTGCGGTAGATTCAATCAGCTCCGGTGCTGCTACATTGGCCTCATCAATGTAAAGTTTCCCGCGTGATGTCATGTAACACGACACACACACAGTAACATCTGTTGGGGCCTCGACCGCCCAGGACCCGTCCAGGCTACAGGATACGTTTGTCAACCATTCAGGCTGGACTGTCCGCCCGCTTGTGATGGTTACAGACAGATGATAACTGTCTGTTTCTCGGACAGTCCACGTACCATCCAGCCGCAGTGGCGTTGTCGTTTCCCATGATTCAGAGCCTCGAAGTATCTCTTCCTCGGTATAAAACTCGCCGTCGATATACTCACGGTCGCTTATCGCATACAGGGGACGCCACTGCATAACGACATCAGGACAAGCACGCCTGATTGACGCCGTAAGCGGCACTAACGAATCCTTTTGAAGCAGCTCGACTCTACGCTGAACAACCGCCATCGGGATACTGTCATCAAGGATATCAATATCGTAATACCTGCCAAGCTCAGATAATATCCGATGCTTGTCTTCATCGACTGCGGTAAATATCGAACGAAGCCCGATTTGCCTGGCCAGAAGCGGGTCAAAGTTTTCTTCCCAAAGCTGCTGGATCGTCTCAGCGAACTCAGTCCAGCGAGGGGTTTCTGATTTTACAGGCGATAATCTTGTTTTTAGCCAATTATCCATAAATCACATTACCAACATATCGCAAACCATGAAACATTCTCATCACCAGATAGCCGTATATGGGCATTACCATCTTGTCAGGTCAATTATTGACGATTCCATGTTGATTGCGATGATTTGATTCAGCGCAGTTATCTCATGATTTCCTGCAAGGGCAGCGGTATAATCCCCGTCTGCAAAATATCCAGTGGCTTCAACCAAGGCGTATATTTCTTTCAATAATACATCAGGTTTTCTCAGCCGGGAATTAAGCCCATAATTGGTTTCAAGTGCTTCTGTTATTTTTGCCCGCACGGTTGCTGTTGCGTATTTTGAACTGACCGCCCCAACGATTGTGACCGTAAAATAATGGACAACCGGAAACACCCATTGAAACCGTCGATTCAACAGCCGCACAGACTGTAATTTAGTCATGATGTCTGTGCCGATCTCGGTATTGTTTAGGGCATAAGCTGAGACAAATATCTTGTTCACAAACTCAAGGTTTTTATATCCTGATTCGGACTCTGCCTCTGTCTCACCCCAAACGTTTATCCATAATATTTCCGGGAATTCACGTCTTAAAAAGAATTCATAATCTTCCTGCCAAACAAGTTGCTCTTGATACAACGGCCAGTAAAATAAATTCTTTCGAAGCTCTTCACTCGTTTCAACCGGCTCCCCGCCAATTACCATGACACCTATAATAAATGTCATGGTCGCCGGTGCGCCTGTTATATCCAGTATCCCGGCTCCGCCTGTTGGGGCAAGCGACATTCCGGCCTGTAAAACAGTAGGGCCAGCGGTTAACCACAACACGATTTTGATTGAGGCTCCAAGCGGGATTATACTTCCATAATCACCGTTTCCGAATCTGATGCCTATCTGTCCGGTATGCGTGTAAAATTCGTCATATACAGTTGATACTGGCAGCGTGTTTTGAAACAGCCTGGCTATTTGCCAGCTCAGATATCCAGCCCCGTCATGCAGATCAACAGATACATCTATTTGAGAGATACTGCTGGTAAGGGCTGCATCAAACAGAATTTCGTAATATGGTTTTTCCGCTGTTACGTCATGCAGGATAACTTGTTGTGATAACTGGCTGACGTTCGCGTAAGCTACTGCACCGGGAACAATCGTATCGGGGATGGCCATTCGGTAATCAATCCCGTAATTCGATTTAAACATTTGCCCTTCTGGGATTGATACTGCGTTTTTGCCAGTGTTTTTTATCGTAACTATGCCCGTCGAAGGGGTTGCCTTGCGCGGAATATAGCCTCTGTCCTCGGCGTGCGCCATAATGCTGGATTGATTAAGGGCAGTGGATAAAAATTGCTCTTGCATTGCCCGCTCTGACCCATACTGAGAGGCCCGAAGCGCCCATGACATAAACACTGACAGATGGTTGACAAACTGTGAATCCTTGAGATATTGCCAGCCCTCTTTTGTGCCGATGATCTCTTTGAATTTCTCAATGGCCTCGTCATTAGATAACATTTCTGATATTTACCTCGCTATTGAACATGCCGGAGCCGTAAAGAATTTGCACATTACAGATGTCAATGTCCCAAAAACCGACCCGGACGCCGTAAATGGGGATGCCGCAATCCGCCGCCAGTTTTTTTACGATTCGAAATTCCATCATAACCTCCAGATTGGATGACGGCGGCTCGTGCTGGAGCGCCCCCAGGGAGTTGCCCCAACTGGGCATGTCCGCAACCGTGCCTTCGGGCGTCTCGAACCATTCCTGTATCCGTTCGTTTAGCGCGTCTGAGCCTGAATACGTTGTCAGAACGTCTTGAGGCGCTATTGATAATCCCATCAGATGATCGTATTCTTCTAAAATCATATTGCTCACATCAAATCGTGTGTCAGAAGGGTTAACATGATGTCGTCAAACTCAAACGGGATGATGGACGGCTGTTTTTGTGTCTGTGTTTGCATTTGGGATGGGTTCCGTCTGTTTGTTTGTGGCTTTTGGAATCCGCCCTGCTGTCCGCCTGATGCCGATGATCCCCCGGAGCTGCCCCCGCTGTTGGCTATCACTACCGGTTGTGGTTCGGGTTTGGGCTGTACGATAGGGGCCGGGGCTGGCGGCTGTGTTTGTTGACTGCTGGCTATTGGTGCCGGTTGCTCGATTGCGGCTGGCTGGCTGGTGGCCGCCGCTTCAATAGGTTGAGCGCTTTGAGCGTCTTTGCTTTTCGCTTTGGTGATGGGATGTACCAGGTTTCCGTTTGCGTCTTTCCTGTTTTTTTCAGCGAAATACATGTCTCTACGCTGGGCGCTCGTCAGCGTTTTCGGGTCCACGCCTTTAAGCGCCTGTGCAAATATGCTCGGTTCTTTTGTCCCACGCTGCGCATCGGTTGTCACGGCCTGGGCTGGTGCGGTTTCGGGTGCTGGGGCCGAGACAGGGCTTGTCGTTGCGGTCTGGACGGGTGTCACTGGCTCCGCTGGCTGGCTGGCGGTCGCCGCATCAATAGGTTGAGCACTCTGAGTATCTTTGCTTTTTGCTTTGGTGAGAGGATGCACCAGGTTCCCGTTCGCGTCTTTCCTGTTTTTTTCAGCGAAATACATATCTCTGCGCTGTTCGCTGGTAAGCGTTTTCGGGTCCAAGCCTTTCATCGCCTGCGCAAATATGCTCGGTTCTTTTGTTCCACGCTGTACATCGGTTGTCACAGCCTGGGCTGGTGCGGTTTCAGGTGATGGGGCAGCGACGGGAGTTGCGGTTACGTCCTGGACGGGTGCCACTGGACCCGCTGCGGCTGTTGGAACCATCGACTGGTCAATAGGTTGACCGATTTTTGATGCGACTTCTGGCGATGATAATGCTCCGATTTTTGCAGCGTCTTTGTTTTCATTTATGAATCTATTCCCCTGCTTGTTATGAGCTTTTATGCCTCCTTCTAATCTGGGGAAATGTGCTAAGGTGCCGTCTGCGTTTTTTCTACCTCGTTCAGCGTAAATTCTTTCTCTGATTTGCTCTTTTGATAGCGTTTTCGGGTCCACTCCTTTTGGGAAAGCCTGGTCTAATATCTGTGGCCCACCCCCCGGTCCATGCTGCGTACCGGTGGAAAATAGGACTTCCTGTAACATGGGATCGGTTGTGTCGATGCCCATTTTTTTGGCTTTTTTTTCGGTTGGCCCATAATGAGTTTTTTTAATGAAATCAAACTGTGCCTGACCAAATGCTTCAGGGTTTTTAGCCGCAGTTTTTGGCCATTGCTCGTTGTATTCCTTGCTGCCAGGCTTCATCCCCTCAAAATCTTTTGCCCACGGACTTTGTTTGATAAAGTCCCCGACTGTACCGCCGGAGTGCATTTGGAACTTGCCATAAGCAAAGCCTTTCACGTCCGGGGCCACTGCCCCAACATCGCCGCGTGACTCATAATGCTCAGCCAATGAACCCAGGCCGGCATATTGGTAGTCGTCCTTACCGCTGCCTTTCTTTTTCTTTCCTGATGTAGCGACAGGGCTTGTGGTTGTGGTTTGGACGGGTGCGGAGGTTCCGGGTGATGATGTTGCGACAGGGCTTGTGGTTGCGACGGGCGCAGGGGTTCCAGGTGACGATGTATCGACAGGGCTTGTGGTTGTGGTTTGGGCAGGTGCAGTTCTCGGTGATGAACCCGACTCGGTTACACGTCCGACCTCTGTGTGCCTCATTTTGATTCTTGGTATATGGGCATTCGCCATAAGCTCTTTTGCACCATCGAAGGCTGCGACAATGAGCGATTGCTGTGCCTTGAGCGCTGTAGCAAGAACGCCGGTTATCTCGGCTTCTTTTTTAAGCTCCTGCTGGCTGCTCCCGTCTGTAGCTGTGGCTTCTTTGGGGGTACTGCTTCCGTCTGTGGCTGTGGCTTCTTGGGGGGTCCACTTGGCCATAGCTGCGGCTTGTTCTTCGTTTGGGGCCCACCTGGCTATAGCTGCTTTTTCTTCGTCGTCTGTAAGCCCCACAGTGTCCACGCCGCCAGCTTTATCTGCAACATAACGAGCTTTCTGGAGTGGACTGGCTTCCTCTCCGTCTGGTACCCCGTATTCTTTTTTTTGCCCTTCTTTATCGTTGTACGCATCATAGATACGTTTTCCAACAACGGCTACGACTCCTGCGGTCACGACAGCAGCTATTGTAGCAGGTAAAGCCCCCAAGATAATCGGTGTGATAGCGATAGCACCACTGGTTATCGCACCGGTTATCGCACCGGCTATCACACCAGTAATGTTATCGCCGATCCTTGATAATAACCCACCGCCTGAAGGCTGGTTTCCCGGCCTGCCTGTACCACCATGCCCGCCCGCGCCCGCTACAACTGTTGCTGTTGTACCATCGCCGGCTGTGGCTTGTTCGTGCTCCCGTTGTCCGACGCTTTGGACTGGCCCTGCTGCCTGGGCATCGCCCAATGTTGATATGGCACCAATTAGCTGTTGGTTCCGGTTCTCAGCCGCAGTGTTGCTGGCCTGAACTGCCGTTGTAACCTCAGATGTTGCGGTAATCTGGGCGTCAACCGACCTGTCACCAGTACTGCGGTTGCCACGGATTCCACGGAATTTATTGACAACGCCCGTAAATGTGTCTTTGATTTGGCTGCCAAGGCCAATCATTTCAGAAATCATGCCGGTTATTGGGCCGCCCAACGTAGCCATTCCGACAGTTTCAGCCAAGTCGCCGTTTATTGTAGATCCCCCAGCGTTTCGTCTGCCCGTGGATGTTTGTGGGCGGCCAGATGTACCACCGGATGTTGATGTACCTCCAGACGTGGCTTGTTCGTGCGCACGTTGTCCGGCGCTGGTGAATCTGCCAGTGGCATCTCTGTTTCTTTGGATAGGGGTAACAACAGGGGCAGGGCTGGAAACAACAGGGGCATTCCCCGTAGCCGGGGCAGGGCTGGAAACAACCTGTACCCGCCCCCCACCGGAAGAACCCTGTCTGTTTGTCTCGACAGAATTTCTGCCGGTTGCGTCAAGCTTTACTGTGATTACAATATCTGTCTGTTGCCCAGGAGCTGCCGCGTACTCGACTGGGCGTGACGTTGTGCCACCAGATGCAAAAATATCCAGAATCTTTTTGGTATCGTGCTTAATTCCTACGACTATTGGTTCAATTCCATCGGTGGCTGTCGTCATTTCTTTTTCATCTTTTTTACAAGTGCTGATTCCAGATTTAAAACAATCCGGATATCCGTATCAAGAACGTCTCGGAGGCCCTGTCCGGCCCACAGACACAAATTATCAATGATGGTCTGCCACGAATGACGGCTATACCAATGGAATGTTGACGAAACCCCGAAACGGAACCCTCAAAAGGGTCTCACTCCCAACTTCATCGCATGAAACACGGATGATTAAAAATATCCGTCCATCGGTAGTATCCACCACGGACTCAAGGCCGTGTTCCATTTCCAGCGTTTTTTCAGCCACGGTATCAGACAAGGACTCCATATCTGACATGTTCATGGCCATAATTTTCTTTTCGTTTGCTTCGATTCTGTTTTCGTCAATCCCGACGCTGAAAAATGATAGGCTCCGGATCAGCGCTGCCAGCCTGATTCTTGAATGGATTGCATTGGCGTCTTTTTTGTCCATACCAGGAACGATGTTCCGCCGCATCAACTCCAGCGCTTCCATATCCGATCCAGTTAATGGCCGGACAACAACAGGCTCGCCGTTGTGCGTGAATTCACGTTCTGGCTTGCCGGATATTGATTTATAATTCTCAGCAAGCTTTTTCATGTCATAAGATATTGCATGGTTCTTTCCGCAATACCCGCAATCGTACCGAAACTGTGCGGACGAATCAGATGTCGTATGCAGCCAATACCAATAAAGGCCCAGGCGTCTGTCGTCTGCTGTCCAGGTTTTCGAGCTGACAAAGCCATCTCCCGGCAATTGCACACGATCCAGAAATATCGTTGTGATGGTTTCTTCCATTTCAGGGTCAACGTCACAGAAATCAAGTGCATCGGCAACTGTGGCCTCACGCATGGATATTTTTTTAAGCTGCTTACTGGGTAGGGAAAACGGGGGGATGTTCATTTGAAATCCTTTCAGATTGTTTTTTTAGTTGGTTATGACTTATTTGTTCTGCTTTGCACAAATACAATAGGGAATTCGATATTCCCGCATTCATCACGGCTTTCTGTAATTTCTCCCAGCTTGGTTGGAATCACCCACCAGGAGTCGCAGGATTCCGGTGACACCTTTTCTTTATCCACAACTTTCAGCCTTTTCCCGTCAGCACCCAGGTTATATTTTTTAAGCAAAAACTCAATTTCGCCCAACGGCTTTATCGTTCCGTCTGTATCTATGATATTGCCGGTAATTTTTTTAAACCATTCGTAGATTTCGCGTTTTGAATTATCACGCATAGTCATAGTTATGGTGGTCGGTGATACTGCAATCGGAAAATTAAATGTGTGTCCGCCGATTTTCTCGGCTTCCATTTCGATTGCTATGGGGTCGTAAGTCACGTCTTTGACGTACATATCAAAATCAGCGACAGGTTGAAGCTTACTTTCAACAGATGGAAACGCATATTTACCGTCTGGTGTTGTAATATCTGTCGAGATAGGGCCGTTCACTGTCGTTTTCGTTAAGGTTATTTCGCCTATCACAATCTCAAACTGCCAGCCATGCCGAAACGGGTTTTCCTTCAATTTCTGGACTGCTTGTTTCAAGCTATCGAAATCTTCTGCCATAATGCTTCCTTGCAGTTGATAAAATGGTTTAAAACACGGACATCATGGGGACAATCGCCATGTTGTCTTCCATGTATGCTTCGATTGTGGTCTTGCGGTCAACCATATCGGCATTCGACGGAAGTTCCGTTTGCATCCCGGTCGAGATCGCTACAGCGCGGGCGCGTTCGGTGTTTGGGATACCAATCAACGCCACGATATAATCAATCAGAATACCGACAATGCCCGCTGGCAGGTCGGTATCCAGATCATAATCTCGTAGGTTCACAAAATAATAAAACGTGTAAGGCGGATAACTGTTTGTGTCTTCTTCAACTGATAGATTCGTTTCGTCCTGAATGATTTCATGAAATCTGCTGTTTTTGTCGCTGGCATAAATAGCAGATAACATGTCATCAGGGATCGCCACAAATGTCTCAATATCGGTTGATTTTATGGTTTTTATCACGCCGGCCTTGTCTTGATAAACCCCAAGCGCTCGGCGTAATAACGATTCAAGTTTGTCGCTGTCACTGTGATAAAGCGGCGTGAATTGCGACGTTGCGGCTTCTAAGGCTTCGGTTGGGGTCATGATGATGCCGGGAAATAACTGCCGTGAAGGGTTCCGGATAATTTCAATGGCACAGCGTCTTCTACCGACAAATCCGCGCCGTCAAGTTCAATCCAGCAATCTGTAATCACCCATTTACGGTTTGTTGTCGATGTAGCGGTTGCCTCAGATCTCAATTCAAGAGTAACTTCAAAATATTTCTTCCCCTTTGTCCAGGCTTTCAGGATTTTGTACGCTGCCCCTTTTACGACTTCCCTGAATGTGATCGCCATTTCGATTTCATTGATGAAACGACCTTGCTGGATTGATCTAACACCCATCTGCCCGACTGTCTCAACGACTTCGCGTTTAATTGCCGGAGTTGTCGCTGCCTGTACCAAATACGTCAGGCCAGAAGCGTCGATGCTTGTGTCGTCACTTACTATTGTCATCCAAAAATCTTGCGCCCTGGCTGCCTCTCCTTTATCCAATAGCCCAGTATCGTAAGATGTTCTTAAAAGAGCTAATGCTGCTGATGGTGTTGGCCCAGAAATACTACCCATGTCAAACTCCTTTTCAGCTTGGTAGATAACTACCGTGAAGGGTTCCAGACAATTTTAGCGGCACGGCGTCCTCTACAGATAAATCCGCACCATCAAGTTCAATCCAACAGTCTTCTATTTTCCAAAATCCATCGGCACCGTCTGCGGCTACACCTTGTGTTTCTGATTTCAATGCAATGGTAACTGTCTTGTATGCTTTGGTTTCAGACCAAGCATGTAAAGCTGTATATGCCAAGCCGCTTACGACTTCCTTAAACGTAATAGCCATTTCAATCTCGTTGATGAAACGGCCTTGCTGAATTGATCGCACGCCAAAAGGCCCGACCACTTCAACGACCTCTCGTTTGAGCGCCGGTGTTGTCGCTGCCTGAATTAACCAATGTAAGTTAGCATCACCGTCCACAGTCATCACAAAATCCTGAGCGCGTGCCGACTCACCATACGATAGCATTCTGCTGTACGATTCGCTTAGCAATGACATACTCGCTGTCACACCACCTGAAATTGCCATATTTTACCTCTCTTAAATTATATCTTCCGAAACCTACTCGGTTATGTATTACGTTGTTATCTTCCCGTACCCTTTTTCCAGGTCAGACCTGGTAAGCGCTTCCATCGTTTCGATATGCAAAGAAACATCCGCCCGAAGCAAGTAGCCGCGCTTATCTTTTTCTTTATCATAAGATGAAGACAAGCTTCTTATGATGCAGTTTGTGAGAATCACTTTCCGGGCAATGTTTATATCAACCGGCAGTGGAACACGGTTATTAAGTACTCCTTCTGGTAGCGTGCCATTATATATTTCCTCAGCCACATCCATAAGATTCGGGGCCATGAACATCTCAAGAGCCTCGATTGCTTTTTCAACGTATTGATCAAACGGGTCGGCATCTGTACCTTGTGCTTGACATAACGCCCGCAGCTTCATCACTATATTGAACGTGTACGGCTGATTTCCAGACCATATCTGTTGACTGTTTAACTTCGATTGTGTCGATAAGCCCGTTACCATCTGGAAACCTGCACCCATTTTCTGGAATTTGGATTCAAGGCTCGTATCTGCAAACGGCATTTCCCAGTTGGAAACGATTTCCCTGGTGGTGCCTTCTCCGATATATCCGATCACGCAAGTGTTACCCTGTGAAATCCATATTTTATGGAAGTCGGATATCCCGTCGACTATCTGAAACGCGCCATACCATTTTGTAATGGGTGTTTTTGTGGTTTCAGCCATATCGTTTTATAGACCCATCGTTTTTCTGAGCTTCATACTGTGTTTACGGTTACGAATCGCAGACGAGGTGTGGGATTTAAGCCGAGCCTTTTTAAGCGCAGCTCGTGTTCCGCTGGATATCTGGTGGTGTATCCTCTTCAACTTTTTTTTGCCCCATGACATGACACCGCCCAGGATTTTCTTGACCATAGATTCCATTATCTGGCCGCCCCTGCTGTTGTTGTCCCCAGCCACGCCCAGAACGTAATTGCTGATAATGTCTTCATCAGATGTTTCCATTGCACCGATTTTCTCGGCAAGCATCGCGCCCATAGTCGCCCCGGTGTCAGAATCTTCGTCACCGATGAATTTTCCGATGGCATCCGCATCAGCACCAAGAGACGCAAAGGCATCACCTACAGCGCCGAACATGTCATTGTAATAATTCTCTTCATCGCCGCCTTCCTGGACTTCACCGTCACCATCCAGATCGGCGTAACCCTGGATAAACGTATCAAGTGAATCGAATGAAAAATCACCTTCGCTCACCCATCCCAAAGCCACAGCCATACCATGAGACATCAATTGTTTTGTCGCAAAATCGTCAGCCGCCGCAGCCCCGCCGTCGTCCTCATAGATTGCCATATCAAGCTTCTTTTCCCTGGGAAATGACGGCATGTGTTCATCGTCAAGCTCGCCCATTTCATCGTATATGCAGAATTCACTCATGCGTTTTATCCTTTCTTCAAACGATATGAACCGGTTTCAGTTGACAGCCTTTACAAGCAGCCAACTGAAACCAGATTTTTAATTACAGAACCATAATCGGCTGGCCAACAATTCGCCGTGCGGAGCCTGTCGGGCAAAACGACCATTCGACAAGCCATCTGTCGATTTCAGGTTGGGTCACCAGGAAGACATACGGATTCGTATCAGTTGCGGCATACGCATTGACTGAATACGGTGATGCAGTAAACATCGAACGAGGCGGAGATAACGCCCCTGATATAACCAGGTCTCCCAGGATTTTTGTCATACCGCGCGTCAAGCCATCAGCGGTAAGGCGATCCGGTTCGTGCTGGAGCTGCGAGGCCATTTCCAGAAAACGATAGTCGATATAATTGGCGATCCGGTTCACCCAGACAAAACGGCTGTAGTTTTCGAGGGAGTTCAGTGTCAGCGCATCATCAATAATCGCACCACCTGTCGGGCCAGGTACAATCGGGTTGATCCGAAGTTCAACCAGTGCATCCCGATCCACAACATCTTCCGGATAAATAAACTCAATCGCCGTTCGGCTAAGCCTGCCTCTGATACGGCCCGCCGGAGAGTAATGGATACCAGGGGTTTCACCGGAATAATTGGCGTCCCCATTCGCACAGGCTGCGACAACAGCGCCGCTTGCGCCCCATATCGTTTTCCCGCCGTACCATTCATCATTGGCGGCAATCGGGCAGTGGTAGGCCGCTGCAAAACGGGTGTCAAACGCTGCGCTGCTGATCCATCCGGAAATTACTGATTGATTCTGATAACAGGGGACATCAAGGAAAAACATGGTATGTCTGAGTTCTGCAATATCAATACAGTTCTGCAAAACATCCATATCATAGCATCCAGCCGCAAACATCAGATAGGCCGTAACCGCCTCGCTGCGGAACATGTCCCAGGCTGCAATCCATTCCTGAGTCGTCGGGACACCACCGTTGCTTCCGCCTTCAAATGTCGTTTTTGTCGCAAGTTCAGCAACCGCATTAATGCTGCCAATTGCATCAGCCCAGTCGTTACTGACGTTCCAATCACAGCGGAACCGAACAGATCGCTCTTCAAGAATGGTTTCGATGAAAACGCTTCTGCCCATATCGTCTTTGTCAAGCGGATTAACGCCCACAGTCCAATATTCGAGCAGGTATTCAATACCGCGTTCATCCTTGTCGAAAAACTGAATCGTAAAGCGCTCTTTGTCAGTATTGACGGCGGTAATCTTGAACGACCGATTAAGGCAAGGATCACCATCAATCGGATAAATCGAACAAAGATATCCGGTCTCGGCCGCAATGGGCGTACCATAAGAGTGATTGCTTTTTTCGACCGGGGATTCAAACGCATCCCATTCAGTCGCCGCCGATGTCGGTTCGGTCGATGAGGACGTATGAGCGGTAACACAGATCAATTTTGCTGGGCCAGTAATGGCCACAACATCACCCACAACATACGGGGTCGTTTGCGTCCAAGCGTCTTTGTCCTGTGTAACCAATATTTCAAGTGAAGGAAACGCTGCATCAGCGCTAACCACACGCACGGCATTGACGTAAATGCACTCTTTGGCAGCATCGTTTAAATGACGCAGCCCTTCCATCTGGGTACGATCCGCAATGGTCTTGGAATAAGGTTTCCCGAACACAGTCTCCCAGGTTTGATAATTTACCTGGCAGACTTTGCCCACTGGGCCTTTTTGCGCCTGGATGACAGTGGCCCCGATTGACACAGGCCCGCCGCCAGTTTTCAGCGTATTATCAATCAGGCGGAGAACTGTAATCCCCGCCGCATTTGTTACGATACTTTTCATATTTTTCTGCCTCTCTTTTTGGGCTTTTGGGATTTAACTCTTGGGGCATCCGTTTTTTCAGGGCCGGCCTCGGTTATGGGTTCGGGATCAATGAATTCAACGGGATCGACTGGATCAACGGCTATGGCTTCCTCCGATGTAGAATCGGTATCCACTGTGTCAGGCGGTTCCACGGGCTTATCGGGATTTCTGATACAGACCGTTTCATGCATCTGCATCTGAGCGGCTGGCGCTTTTTTCGCCAGGATATCCGCAAACGCCCGCACCTGAGCATCTGATGCAAAGTCAATTTCGATGGATCCGAAGGCGGGCAGTTTGATAACTCTACCCGCCTCAACAGGGATGTCTCTGGAATCACAATGATGGTTTGTAATCGTGATTTTCATACCGATACCCTTAAATCGCGTTGATGTTCAGCGTCATGAAATATTCCCGGCCATTGAATGGCTGTAGGTCGCGATACGCCAGTTCCCACAGAGTGTTTTTGTAGGTCAAATCTCTCTGGATTGCATGGCGGAATGACATTGCGGGGATCGCATCACCCATGACATATCCGGATTCACCAATGCCCCTGCCTTTTGCATAACAGAGGCAGGTATAATCGGTTGCATTCGGGTCACAGTAGAGTTCCCAGGTATCAAACAGCGTGCCCACATAGTGAGGCTGCGGTACGGATTTATATCCGGATGCAGGGGTAAAATACGGTGCTGGCATAGACCGGAAAATGGTAGAAGACATAGAATCTGCAACAACACCGACAAGCCCGGACGTTCCGGTTCTTAGCAGTAAGGTCGAATCGACTCTCAGAAGCGCCTCAAGCAAGCCCTTCCAGTAATAATGGATGTCGCCCAGGTTATCCACGGCCGCCTTGTCCCAGGTTTCCTCACCTTTGGCAAAAAAGACCAAATCCCGGAGAACTTTTCTGTCTTTGTCCGCTGCCAGAAGGTTTCTCATGGACGTGGTTACAAGCTGCTCAGAGTTCAAATCGAATTCCCGGCGAACTGCCCAAAGCGCCTGGAGTGTGGTATCTCCGGAGATTGCGGCTTCGTGGGGATATAAAACCCTTGAATCCATTTCGGTATTGACCAAAGGAATCAAGGTCGGTGCTTTTTCAATATCCACGTCAAATCCGATATGAACAGCAATACCGTTTGCCGGAGCAATACTGAAAGTCGGGTCAACGACGCCTGTCGCATAAACAACTGTCCCGGTAACTGTTACGGTAGAACCACCGACAACAAATGACCCGGAGAGATTGCCCAAACCGTCGTCTTTTGCTACCTGGTTATGATCGTGAAAAATCTTGATGGATTTTTTCTTCATCGGGTGAACCGCGCCGAATTTAACGTTCGAGTCGAACTTGAACTCATCAGCCGATCCCGTATTAGTGCCGTCCCCGGTGCCTGCAAGGTGCCGCTGATCCATACTGGAATACTGGCCCTGGTAATCAAAATTAAGCTGTTGGCCCAGGGTGATGTCCCCAAAGGTGCTGCCTGCAACTCGATTGATTTTGAAAACTTCGGACTGGTTGTAGCTCCCAGGGATGAAAGAAACGATATTTCCGCAAACGCTGTTCAGCATTACGGGTAGGATAAGGCCAATCAGCCTATCTCTCATAAGCACGCCGTCCGTGGTAGCCATATCAGCGGATTCAAAGACCATCCCACCAGGTGCGGGCGCTTTGCCAGCCATCACGTCGAACGCGTTACAGATAGCAGCGTGAGCGCTTGCAAGCTGTTCATCGGTAGGCTGTTTGTGCCTTCGCGCCATATACCGAAGTACGGCATTTGCAGCAGTTCCCTGCACGGTTCCAGCCGTTTTTCCAGCCATTTCAAAAATACTGCCGCTGGTTTTGGCGTTCAGGTTAGCATCCCGAACGGCCTTGTCTTTGATAAGATTGCCACTTCCGGCCATGTCAATCATGGGGTCTATGAGACACTCTCTCATGTGTTCTGCGCGGGTCGTGATATCCGCAACTCTATTTTTGTACGCTTCCATAGGTGCTTATCCTTCTATTTTGGGTTGATATTTTTGTGCATTCAGTTTGAATGATTGCTTATTTACGTGTTTTTAGAAGGATGTAAAGACAACCGTAGGCAGATACGGCTATGTAGATTTAAAGTTGTTTTTTTGTTTGCAGGGGGCGGTTTTAGGGTCAAAAATGGGGGAGGGATAAAACAAAAACGGCCCGCTGATTGAAAACCAGCAGGCCGGGGGTTATGGATGGGGGTGTCGGGGTGTTATTCGTTGGATAAAGCCGGATCGTCTCTACAAAATGGCCGATACACAAGTTTTTTCGTGTCGTTCGGGTCAACTTCGACTGGGATGTTCAGGTCATCTTCGTCTGGAGTGGTTAGCACATGGCTCCGATCATACACAGCCTCTCTATATTGATTTTGGTTGCATTTTGGTTCTTGTAGCCCGACGGGATACCAATAATATTTTTCAATGTCGTATGGGTCTTCAGGGTCGTAAGTGTAAACATATACAATTCCATAAACACAAATCATATCGCCAATTTCCGGGTTGTCCGGCTTTATGGCTTTATAAGGCGATTCACCTGGCCTGTTTACCATACGGAAGTCTGCTGCCTTTTTTAGCATAAATTTAGATATCAGATGATCATTATCTGGGTAATAGTCTTTTATATCGGTGTCATCAGAAAATCCACTTGAATAAGTGCTGCTATCAAACCCAGGCGGGAAAGCCATACCTGTGAGACTGGAAACCCCCTTATCTACCTGGTTGTACATAGATATTGCGGTTTTGCAAAAACTCATTTCTTGCACCATTGTGGCGCTCATTGCTGTGAGTTTGTCAATCTGGCTTTGAATACCATAGGACCCGAAACTACCAGCGACCTTGTTCTTTAGGAAATATTCAATCGTCTTCGCGTATTTGTTTCCAGAAATCAACGCACAGCCCGCACTTGACAATGTTGAGGCAATTGCTTCCAATTGAGATTTCATTTGATCAACATTTCTTTTTGCCTGACTGATAGAGCTTAACTTCGACGCGATATCGTTTACCATTCCCTCCGCCTTTGATACCGGTTTGGCCTGTATTACAGAAACGGTTTTAATGTCACTGCCAGCCTCCACCTTAACCTGTGCCGTTCTCTCCGCACCGGTGTTCGCCGTGGCATAAACTCGGGTGCATCCATCATTGGTGCCGCTGGCTTCTTCTTCGAAAATGAATGACAACCAAGTGCATGGTAGCACAATGGTAGCAGTCCATGGCATATCCCCATCACCGATCTTGGAAATGTTAAACTGGGCTGTACCACCATCTCCTGATACAGATATGCTGGATGGCGACACAGATAATTTGGGGGGAAGGGGCGACGAAGCACTCGCCTGTATCACAGACACAGTTTTAATATCGCCGCCAGCATCTACCTTAACCTGTGCCGTCCTCTCTGCGCCTGTATTCGATGTAAAGCTACAAGTGACGGTTGCTGCATCAGTTCCACTGTCCCGTGAGTTGATTGAAAGCCAACTGCTGGCAGGGGTCACTGCGACAGTCCATGCCATATTGCCTGTTCCAGTATTGGTAATATCGAAGGTGGTCGTGCCTGCAATCTTTGATACAGCCAGAATTGTTGGCGTTACATCCAATTTGGGTAATGACCCATCTGCTTGTACCACATCAACCCAGTCACCATTCCAGGTTGTGGGGACGGACGCAGTAACTTGAACCATCGCCCTTCGTATGCCACCGTCATTGGCAGTAAAACTGCAAACGATGTCACCGGCATCCGTGCCATTTGCACCCGATATAATTGAAAGCCAATCTGGGCTACCCAAAGTCACCAGTACGCGAGCTTCCCAAGGCATGGTCCCGGCACCGATGTTTGAGACTTTGATTGTAGCTGTCCCGGCACCTTTAGTGACAGATGTATCATGTGGTTCTATAATTAATTCCGGCTGTGTCGGTGTTTGTGATTCCTGTTCCACGAGTAATTCCACCGGGCTGCCAGCAGCGCCGATAGCAGTCACGAAAATCTTATTGACTGTTGGCGATAAGCTTGTGATCGGAGTTTTTGTGGCTCTGCAAGTGATAGTCCCGGTGTTGCTTCCACTGGTGCCAGACGTGATTGAAAACCAACTGACGCAAACGGCACGGGCTGTCCAAGGCATGACACCAGCCCCTGTGTTGGAAACATCGAATGTTACTATGCCACCTTCTTTTGGGATAGTCCGGCTGGTCGGTGTTACGGACAAACTGGGCGGTCCATCACGGTATTCCAGCACACTCTCAACATCTATATCCCAATTTATTGTATCATACCACTTATTGTAAGTCGCTGCGTCCATCCCAATCTGCAATTTATTATAGTAAACAGAAGAATACTTTCCGCCTGTTACATATACATAAAGCCATCCAGCCTGGTACACAGAGACGTAAGTACCTCCTTGCAATACCTGATTTATAATCGTTAATTTTCCTTCATTATTTTCGGATATGAGTTGGTCTGAAGCCAGAAGTTGGTCTAACGTCCTGGACTGCGGAGCAAAATAATCCTGCGGAATACTGAATGTGGTCGGGAGAATTCTCTGCCTGGCGATTGCCGTCTGACCGCCATACTCATAAATTGCCAGATATATGTAATTGGTCCCGGGCGGAATGAAAACTCGAAATTTTGATTGATATCCGGCAACTGTGACTTCCGGCATCTGGCAATACCCTGTTGTATCACCCACCGCTCTGCCATAATCACCATTAAGCGATAAATATAGTGTTGGGTTTCCCATTTATTCTTCTTCCTTCACGTCATAAATCAGTTTGATTCCAAGTTCATCGTACAATGTCAGCATCGCCATTTCAACATTCTGGCGTAATTCCTGTGTCTGATCCCTGAAACCATCGTCAACAAGGTGATCGTGATCGTTGATCTTTCTGAAATGGATTTCTTTATACGCCGTTTTGACGTACTCAATAGACATCTCACGCATAGAATAGGCGAGGCCATACATTCCGGCAGCGGCAGTGTAAGCGATTGTGTCGATTATAGTCCTGTCACTTACTACCCATCCGTACCTGCGGCTGGCGTTTAATTCAGCGACCATTTGTGAGTTGAAAATCCATAACTGAGCCTCAAAACTCGGTATAGTATTCTCCTTGCTCACAATCGGGTATGGACACAGCCGGGCTGTCTCAAGGATGATGCCTACCTCGTTTTTCTGACTGAGCTTTAATTGATGTGCCATGAGATAGACAGCAGTTGTTTTTCCAACCCCATGACTGCCAGAGAATGCGATGATATTTGGTTCCATTATTATTGAATAACCTCCGAATCGGTTTCTCCCGAAAATGTTCCAGGCGTTTGGTTCTCTGTAATCATCAGAATATCATCAATTTTAATCTGAAATGTACACCAGTCCTGGGTATCATACCATTGCCATATTATGGTCTCCCGTCTCAGTCTGCCCACAAACTGAAAGGTGCCATGTTTGGTATAAATCTTGAAATTTTTCATGTTTTCTGTCATTTTACCCCGCAGTAACGTCTGGACTTCCATTTTTGAGGACGCCCATGTAATCGCCGGTGAAGATATCACCAGCCCTTGCAACTGATTTGCCGTTCACTATCATTGTGGCGCTTGACTTTATTTTCCCGGTATGCCCGCAGCCGTCCGCTTTAACAATATCGGTATCTCTTGCAGCGCCTTTGCCGTTGATAATGACATTCTCTGATGCCGAGTCGATTTTTCCGGCGACCTGTTTTCTGCAAACGGTGCATATCCCATCCGTAACATCGCCTTTTCTGCATATTGCAGCACTCATTATGAAAAATCCAAATCTGATGTACCGTCCCAAGTCATTATTTTATCAGCGATTGCATTGCCTTGGGCAACTGTGCCAGCGATAGCCGTCTGCACCTCGGATGATTGGGCTGTCCATAGTGGCATGACATCCTGGTCAATGGTCATGTTCATGCCGGTCATCATCCCCTCAATCTTGTCCGAATAACCGCCAATAGCACCGCAGCCCAATTCCAGGCAATCCGCAAGATCGTTCATCAGATCAATTCCATCCAGTATCCCCGATGATTTCAACATCTTCTTATATCCCATTTCCGCACCGGCAATCAGACCGCCTATGCCCATTTTGGCCATACCCTGATCCAAAAAAGCCATAGCATTTGCCCGTACCTGGCCGATAACCAGGGCTTTCAGTCTGCCAGTTATTTTGGATACATCTGTCACCCCGGACATTGACGCCAAGTCGATCCCGATTGCCGCCTCTATCAATGGGTTGCTTAGGATTGACTTTATACAGGTGGGCAGAGTAAGGCCACCAGACCCAATTGAGTCAAGGCTGTCTTGGATATTTTCCATCCAGCCTTCCAAATCGCCGAATGTATCGGCTATCCCTGAAAGCCCCAAGCTGGCGATCATCTCGGTCTTAAGGTCATCAAACACAGTTTCCGCAATCCCGAATGCGTCGGCTTTGGCATTTTTAATCATCCCGTTTAAGGTTGCCATCATCTTCTGCGGGGCTTTTGCAAGGGCGGTCACTTCACCTGCTATCTTGTCAAACTCCCCGACAAGCATCTGGCAATTGGTTGATATTGACATATCAATTAATCTCCACTTTGGGCGCCTTAATAACTACCGTTGAATCTGATGTTATGAAGACTTTCTTCACGCCAGAAATGCTATGCTGCCCTTTGGTATTTTCCGCCACATTGCCCATAACGTTCTGGAGTTTATCACCCAAAGCCGTGATAGACATGTCACCGTGGATAGCGTTTTCCTGATTCATTTTTGTGGATAAAAACAGCGAATTCTCGGCATGGATAATGATGTCACCTGTTTTGGTTATTTCGATATTGGACCCGGATACACCTTTGTTATCGGCATCGTTTGTGTTGGTGATCCGGACGGTGCCATCAGATAATATCTCGACAACAACGCCGTTTTGCTTGAACACACAAGGCGGTTTTTTTAGATCGCCCCTGCCCCCTGACAGGCTTTCGTCTGGTGTGAGTGGATCGTTAAGTCCTGTCCTATATGGAGTGCTTCTGCCATCTGAGGCGGGCCATGATTCATTCGGCATTAATGGCTTACTTTCCGGGCAGTAATGAACACTCCCGGTAATTCTCGGACGCCGGGTGTCAGAATTGAACGGGAAGTCAACCCAAACGATATCACCCGATTTGACCGGGATAAAAAACCCGTCCGAAACCCTCGACCCAGCAGGCAGCCGGTACGTGGCCCACGGCAAGTCTGCCGCTGGGACATCGCCGGTGAAAAGTTCCTGCACCCGCACCTGTACCCGCATTAATTCATCATGTATGCCGGTTTCCACTGTTCCCATATACTCCCCCGAATATTGGCGCTTCGGGGTTTGTGGCATTGGAATATATTCGTCACTCATTATTTATCTCCCATAATCTGCACCAATTTTACTCGGCAAAAATAATTTGATGCACCAGCGCTATAATGTGCAACTGATCCGACAATAGCCTGTGTCGGGAGGCTTTCGTCTAAAAAAGAATCTGAATAACTATCATCCAGACTCCATTGAAATTTTAATGATATTCCGGGCATCAAATGCCCAGCTCCGCCTGTCATAATATCCAGTACAGGCACAGCCATCAACGATAAATTATCGAGTATCTCAATCTTATCGTAGGCTGTAACCTCACTCGCTGCTTTATCGTTTTTGGTGGAATAGATGAAACCTTTAAGGATGTTGAATCCTGAATATTTTCTCACTATGCGATCCGCCACCAGGTTCTCTCGGTTGATATGCGTATAATCTATGATCTGATATGCCGCTAATGGATTTTTAAAACGAAAAACTCTATTATCCGGAATGCGCTTATTTATTTCATCCAAAGATAGAAAATTCAGTACGCCTCGTGAGAAGAAAACAGCAGCCCCATGCTCGATAGCTATTTGCCGTAGCAGCATGGTCGGACGTTCGCCAGGCAGCAGATGGTATGAATTCTGGAGAACGATACGGTTGTCAATTTTGAGTTTAACGGATGGATCGGTTGTCGGTGAGTTGACATGTGTCAGCGCCAAGACGATTGGTTTCAAGCTGCCGATTGACAATGAAAAAATTCGAGCAGTTACAGCCGGTTTTTTCATGTCTGCTACCGCTTTCAGCAGACAATTCAGCGTAACCACCTCGCCATTGACCGGCATACTCATAATTTCGAAATCGGCGGTGTAACTCATTTCTTTTTTCTGGAGTAAATCAGCAAGTACGCATTGCAGAACGTTTCCGACCTTAATTTTCATGACGTTGCGCAGGATCGACAGCGAATCATCAAATTTCAGAATCAGTCTGGGGCCGGATAGGTCCATCGTTTCGATGAAACATGTTTCACGGCAAAATGATATATCAAGTTCCTGTGCCGCAGTTCCAGAATCAGCAGGAGGAACAGTCGTGATTTTTTGCAGCAGAGGCGCTCTGGTATCTTTATCAGCCACTACATCTCTCCCCTATGGATTTGTCACAGTTGGCAAAGCCGCCCCATGATCCCTCAAGGGTGATCTGGTTTGGATACAATGCAGGCGATAATTCAGCACCGAACAAAACAGATGTCTCAATTGTCAACAGGGTGTCCACTGCGAAAAGACGGCCTTCTGTTTTGGGGATTGAAATATCTGAAAACATTATCGTATAAGGGTCTCGAACGGCGGCTCCGACATCGAATGCCTCGCCTGCAAGCTCATATTGAATCGTGAACCGTGTTTTCTTGATTACATACTGATACCAGGCGACCTGCATTTTGTCTAATGACAGCTTATCCCAGGCGGCGAAAACAATATGGTAATCAAGCACAAGTGGAGACATTGTGATGTCAAAAAGCTTTGTTCCATTCGTGACGACCTTTTTGGGGAAATTGCGGGTGTCGCCGTTGGTCATGCCTGGTTTCCGGTAATAATAAGCGACTGGAAGCTGTGGGAGGCGCAATTTTACGCCGTCAACCACCGTTTCAGTTTTCCCGGAACTGGATAGGTTCTTGAGGAATTCGGCGGGTGTGTCGGTTTCTTCCCGGAATATTTTCTTGTTTACTGCACGGGTTAAAAACTCCCGCCATTGTTTGGGGCCTGTGTTCGGGTTAAGACCTTCGAACGCCCCCATGATATATGCGCCCAGGGAGAAATCCACGGCTTGTAATTCTGAGAATTCGTTATCCATTTGACACCCCTATTTGCAATTGAAGCGGTTTTTTACTCTGCCAGATTCGGAGCTGTGTGTGATAGGCGTCAAACAGCGAATTGATTTCTTTTTCACTCAGGCCCAGCTTGCCGCTGCTTTTATGTAAATTGCATAATCTACAGATCGCCCACGTTTGATTTAATGCCCTTTCGTGCCGGTTAATCGCATGATCGACGCTGAATGTGTCATTGGGGTTCCTGGACGCATCAATTATTCGAGTTTTGCATATAGGGCATTGGCCGTCAAAATGATCTGATACAAACATCAGGTGCGTTCTTCTATCAGATTTTGATACGTTCCGTCTGGTCAACGGGATAACGTTTTTGAAATTGGATATTTCGACCTTAATATCCGCAACATCGTTTTTGATAACAGAGACATCGTCTTCAACCTTTTCTACCCTGTTATCTATTACACAGACCTTTCCGTTCATGGATTCCAAAAGTATCTGTTGTCTTTTTTGTAAATCCAGATAGTCCGAATGTATCCGCTCTTGAAGGAGGACATACCTGTCAGTTATGCTTAATTGCGTTTCTGTAAGAGATACTGCCAGGTTGAAAGCTTCTATATACGCCTCTTTGAATTGCGCGGCCTTCGTCCCGGTGAACCCCATCACCAGGAACGAGAAACCATCACGGGAAAGGTCGTACATCTTTTGTTCTTTGTTCTGTGAAGTGATATAAGAGGATACAGTAAAATTCCTGTATCTAAACTCTTGAGAACATTCAAGCTTTTCTATCTTATCCAGAACGTCAAAATGGTTCTTCCCAAACACCTCAGCAATATTCAAGCTGGTAGTCCACTGTTTCCCGTCGCGCTCGAATATCTTCACCCTGTCGATAATCGTCAATTCTTTTATTTTACTCATGCGTTAATGTCCCCTCATCATCAAAAAACGGAATCAGGTAATGTCTCATCGCAATTGCCGGGGCCTGCCCGACCGCCTCCGACTTCACGATGTAAAGTGAAATCGTCTGTATTTCAGTCTCGCTGATATATTCGTCATATTGGATGACGGATCCCCTGGGGATTTCCCGCTCCTTTATCAGCATGACAATCGGCACATCGTAATCCCCCTGCTGCGCCCCGCTGTCCATCGCCTGAATACCCTGGAAGTCAAACGGCAGGAATATTCCACGGGTATCAATCGGATCATCATATTCGATTGCCCGTTCATCAGCTTCAAGGGAACCCACCACGTCCTCAGTCTCGACAACGGTTTCAGGATTGCCGATTAATGCTTTAAACAACAGCATATCAATAGCATCCGGGTACTGATCAAACATCACATCCAGATCATCGGATATCAGGGTATTTGTTGCGCGGTAATCTCGTATTGATGCAGACATCAGATATTCACCTGTTTGGCCATTTCAGTTGCTTCCTTAATCGGGATATTCCTGGAAGCTGCAAATTTTGCTACGGCTGCGGTTTTGCTCATGTGGTCCCGATAGACCGACAGCCCCACCTCCGCTGACATCTGAGCGACAAGAACATCCCGCCTCAATCTTGCGTTTTCGGTTTCAGCCGCGACAAGGTTCCTTTCGGATTCCTGTCTTGATTTTGTTCTTTCAGACTCGGCGGCAACCCGTTCACGCTCGAGTTTGTCTTTTTCGGCCTTCAGTTTCTTGGCCTGTGACCGATAAGTGTTTTTCTCGACTTTTAAAGCTTTAACGGTCTCTTGTGTGGTTGGATTATCCATTTTTGCCTTAAACCCCTTCGTTGCGCTGATATAGCGTTTAAATGCCGTCTGTAATTCCGCTACAGTTGCATCCGTGCCGGCTTTCTCACTGTCCGCCATATCATCAGCGTTAAGGAATGTTTCATCTGGCCCTGTCTGTCCGGTAGCTTTTCTGACCATCCGGGTGATGAACCCTTTTTTCTTGGCTTGGTTTTCCATTTCCTTTGATAGGCGCATCTGGATAAGCGGACTTAACAGCACGGCGAGGGTCTTAATGACGTGTTTGCAGCAACAACCTGTCAAATGCGGGTTTCTGATTTTCGGGAAAACGCCTTCAAGCGGGTCAAGTGCAAAATGGCCAGTTGTTGCCAGATACCGATACCAATACCGATGCCGCCCGCAGTCGCACGTAAAGGACACCCGTCCCGTGGCTGCGCCCTTGGCGGCTTGAAGATATGTTTTATCAGCCTCAAGCCCGTCAAGCTGGCTATCCCATTCTTCCAGCCGGACTTTAACCTGGTGATGCGTGTAATTGCTTTGTGGACTTGCAGAGACTTGAAAATGAAGCAGATTGCCGTGGATTTTATACAGCGCTGATGTTTTTATCTCGCCGTTTTTAACGCGGTTTATATCTTTTTCATCGGAGGCGGCGATAAGCTGGCCCACCTTCGCCCCGTTTGTTGCAGTATTGAATTTCTTCTTGATCCGCTGCCCGGCAAGGGCCATGCCCTGCAATTCAGTCAGTGAATAAGCGCGTTTTTCGCCTTTTGTGCCGTAGTCCAGAATCAGGCGTTTTGCGTTCTGCTCTGAAAACGGCGTGTCATTGGCAAGTTTTTTCCGGCGCCCCATCAAATCAGGAGTCAGGAACGCATTCCGTTGATCGTCTGACCTATTGGCAATTTGCCTTTGAGTGATCTTGCCGAAAAGCGACTCAAATTTCTTATATGCGTTTGACTTGCTGCTGAATAAATTACCGAAAAAACCCATTTATGACGTGCCCCTTATTGTTTTTCCGCAGGATATGGCAGGTACGGCAGGAAAGGCAACATCATGAAACGCATATAGGGTTATATGGTAGAATGTTTTGGAAAGGGCACAAAAAAGGCCCTGGACAAAAAGTTATCATTGACATGATACCATTTTAAAGTATCATAAGGCCATGAAATGGACGGTAAAGGCGACAAAGAGAGCCGAGAAGCAGATTGCCCGATTGCCGGAGCCAGTCATGCGGAACCTTGCGGCGTTGATACGGGACATTGAACGTAATGGCCCTGTTCGTGGTAACTGGCCGAACTACAGCTCTGTGGGTCGCTACAGGTATCATTGCCACATCAAGAAGGGGCACCCAACTTATGTCGCAGTTTGGGAAGTCGTTGACAAAAAAATTAAATTGGTAGAGGTATTTTATGCAGGTACTCACGAGAAAGCGCCATACTGAGGATGTTGCTGTGGAGCTGCGGTTTTTAGGACCTATAGGCAAGCGAAATGAAGCGGTTGATACGCTGAAAGCATTGGGCTTTGTTGATACCACAGAGACCATCCCTTGGAGAGATTGCTTCCCCTATACAGATGAGCAGTTACCCGGAATATGCCTGATTGGAGCCAGATCCAAAGAAGGCGTTACACAGCGTGAATTTTCGAAAATGACTGGCATCCCGCAACGGCATATTTCGGAAATGGAAAACAACAAGCGTTCTATTGGCAAAGAAATGGCAAAGAAAATCGGGAAAGCTTTGAATATTTCATATAAGGTGTTTTTATGAATTATTTGGGTTATCAAATTATTAAGCGGTTCTGTCTGAAAGGATAACAAAATTTCGGTTCCGTATTGCATTTTATTAATCCTTTATATTGCTGTTTTCACCTCGACTGATAATAAAGAATCCGCTCCCGTATCCAAGCAGCCCCAGGGAGCTTGATTGTCACGCCCTCCGCCAAAAACTCACGCATATCATCCATTCCGGCAGCAATCATGATTATCCATTTCATATTCTCGTTGCCATACGCCCGGTATCCAGACAGCTCGGGCCGCAGTCTCTCATCCGGCTGTATCTCGTAAGCAGTCCATCCATTATTCAGGGTTTGACCGTCTCGGATTTCCCGGTACAGCTCATTTCGAACAAGCGGGTCTGTGATGTTGTACGGCGAAAGCCTTGATATTTCAGTTGCCATTATTCAAAATCCTTTATCTATCGGGAAAACCCCGTTTTGAATCATTGCATCAAACAGCTTGGTAAGAACGGTGAACACACAATTTAAACGATCATCCATACCACACCAATGAAGAGTATTGTCGATACGATGAGCTATCCGGCCCGCCTGGTTGATGTATGCCGTCATGATCTGCTTGTCATGCAGTGAGACTGAAAGCTTTAAACACAATTTGTTGTCAGAAGCACACTTAACACATTGATGAGTAATCACCACGGTATGATCCAGCATTTTTACATGGATTTCACCGTCAACAACTGCAACTGTGGCCCCGTATGGATAGGGGTTATTGTCATCCTGTGCCCCAAAAAGATGAGAACAGAAATCACCCCATATCTCTTTCAATAGATTGAATTCTGTCATGATTTTATTTCTTGCCGCTGTTTTTTCGTCTTCTCTAAACATCGGGTTTCCTCCATTATGCCTCGCAATCTGTCGGGAATACTTTTTGTTCAATCAAAGCATCGACCAGCCCACATAGTACCTGGTCAATGTTGTTTTCATCCACAAACGGCTTATCACTTGCGAATTGTTTTAACGATGCGATAGCTTTACCATTATCGTTAAAGTACGTTTCCAATAACCGAATTTCCCCATAACGGAATATCACTTTGCCTATGAGAAAATCAGCATCGTCTCCGACTGTGATACATCGGCAATTCACATAAACTTTCTCTCCAAGCAATCGAATCGAAAAACGGTCTGCATCCATTCCGGAGATACTGGCTTTGCAAATATTTTTCTTGCAGACATTTTCCCAATACACTTGATAGCTTCCAAAAATACTTAATAATTTCAGATAACTTTTTACGATGTTCTGGGTTTTAACCGTTTTTACAAAATCACCAAACATATTACCTTCTCCTTTTAAGTTCTGTGTCTGTCGTATTCTTCCCACCACGTCGCCTTTGCTATGTCATGGCCGATTGTAATCGCCCTGAACTGCCTGAGCGGGTCGAAATCATCTTCTTCAACACCAGGCGGGCCAAACATCGCGTTAAGATACCGGTGGCTGACTGGTTCCGTCATGGCCGCCACAACACATAGCAGAATCGCACGATATCCGCCGTGAAATGCTGACCAGTCAACGTGGTACACAGTCCTGCCCTTGTCGTCTGTCTTTTTTTCAACCCGCTGACCTTCACCACCGGTGTAAAGCTTGTATTGGTCACATGATTTGTGGAAAATCAAATTACCGGTAGCCTGCAATGCAAAATACCAGTCCATCGCATCACAAAAGTTCGTTCTACCCTCCCATAACTCATCCAGCAGGTATTTTGTTCCATACTGTGAGATATGATCCGTCTTTTCTTCGATCAGAACAATGAAACCTTTTTCTTTCCGGTCTTTGATTTCAGCAATCAAGTTGGACTTCCACGCTGCATCCGCCCATGGGATCAATTCAACCTGGGTGATAATCAGGTTTTCACCGTCAAAAACCGAATATGCGGTATATTTTTGACCTGATACAAGAGAGGCCGCCATGATCCTGATTACAGATGGTTTTAATTCTTCAACAGCCATCAGAGATTATCCTTTTCACTGACACAATAAGGCTCGCTGCGCATCGTCCCAACGATAGCCGTCTATAACGCCGGGTTTGCATGGCAATCTTTCAAATTTTTCATAGAATTCTGATGCTTCCCGGACAAACGCTTGGATGCTGCTTGATTTCAGGTGATAAATTATCACCTGAAGACCATCGCGTCCGGTTGTACAATCTATGGCTCTATCCTCAACCCGATAGAGTTCACCTGTCTTTTTATTTTTCCAAATTACCAAGTTATCATCATTATTCACGCCGGTTCCCCTTCAAGTATTTTGACCGCCCATGCGGTTAAATCATCTGCATATTGGTTTTGATTATCGCCATCAGTATCAGCCGGTACATAGTCGCACAAAAAGAAAAAGCAATGGGTGTCAAACAAATCAGGAGACTTGATACCCTGTGATTTCATTTGCTCTTTGGGCATGATTGCATACCTGCCAGCCTCATCAATTTTATACGGAATTCTGGATGCCTGGTTGACGATCTTTGTGCCGGGGCATATCCGGAACCGATCGTCAAGAATAGCCTCACGCGCTTTAACCGAGGCATAAGCCCGCTGGTTTTTATATCTCTTTCTGTCCGCGTCCGCATGTGGGGGCAGCCCCCAGTGAATTCGTTCGACAGTCACGCCCAGCTCTTCCAGCGTTAAAATCACCGTCCGGCCCGGGCCGTCTGCATCAACTGCAACAGTTATTCTGGGGTATTTCACGATTTCAGAATACATTTCCCTGGCAAAAACCAACTCATCAGAACCAAGGGATTCTCTCATGTCAATGACTTCGATCTTGCGAGCTGCGCCATATCCCGACACCCTTGCCAATGTCCACACAGATGAATCCCGGTGAACACCTTCCGCCACGTCCGCCGTCATCACCCATCCCCAAGGCTGCTCATGCTCAATCAATACTGCCTGCGCCTGGGTACACCAGCTTTTGGGGATCAAAAACCCAGATAGGTTATCCGGAAGACGCCCCAGTACTTTAATCTGATATTCCGGCGAGTGATGCCCGCCGTATTCAACCAATTTGTCATGGATAAACTTTCTTGAGACAATTGGACTTTCTTCTGAATTCAGGTTGAAGGTTTTGTACAGTGATTTCAGTGAGGAAAACGCTTCTGCAAAATGCCCGACCTGCCGGGTTGGTTGGCTGAACATGGCAAAGCGGTTTTCCTCATGGGTAAGCGCTCCACGAAGTACCCCAATGATTTCGTCTTCGACACCTGACGCCTCATCCACAATGCAGATGTAATGCCGTCTATGCTGGCCTGCAATGTTTTCAGGCGCGGCTTTCGATGCTGTTTTTGGAATGACATACCAACTGTCTTTATGTCCTTTAACATAATATCGTTTTGTTTCCTTGATAAACCAGTCAACCATCCACGGGTATCCACGGTTGACATCCGCAATGACGGTATCCAATTCTTTCCAAACGACTGACCGTATTTGCTCGATGTTGGTGGCTGTGATCATGGCGTTTGAGTCGTCATACGTCCGCAGGTGCCAGTCAAGTATCCAAGCGATTCCGTGAGATTTTCCGGAATTGTGAAGGATGGTAAAATCTCCGCCTAAAAAACGCTGGTTTCCATCCAAGACAAACCCATAATATAATCCCTCGCCCAACGGCTCAACTGACCTGATCCCATAATGGAGGTTAGACCGTTGTGCGTTATCAATATGTGATGCTTTCTTTCTTTCTACTCTGTTTGGTATTTTTTCAATATTCCTGCTGATTAAAACGATGAAGTATTCACCCCATCGTCTTGTCCCCTTATGTATGCACGATTTGTCTATTTTTTTTATTGTTGCATGGCAGCCGACAGATCGTGCCAAAAAAACTATATTCTTGGCCAATTGCTCATTTTTTTGGGTGATCTCAAACGTCCGTTTATCTCTGCTTTCGAGATAACCGTCCGAGTCCAACAGCCCAGCAAGCAGCTCAATACGGTCATTATATGATGCTGTTAAATAATCAAATGGGATGTGTTTATTTTCTATTAAATCATAATTCTGTAAAATGGTTAACAGTGGGTTCTTGCTACGGCCTGAACCGTTCCCGGTTATTGAATAAAGGAATCTTTCTGAATAATTAAAGTTAAGATTTGAATCTTTGCAATAATTCGCAAACGCAGTGATTATTTCATGGTCAGGGTTCGTGATATGGGTGCTACCACTATGCCCGTCTCCAAGCCAAACGCCCAAAATGTACGGTGGGATAAGGAGCTTTTTGTCATTACTGAATTCTACTCCTGATCGTATTATCGCGTGAGTACGTTTTCTGCGGTCACTCCATTGTAGCCAATCGCGTACAACAGGATAATATCTACTTCCAGATGTTTGGGCTTTACAATGCGTTTGTGTGGCAACAAGGCAAAGAACATGACTTTCATTGAATACATGTGAAGTTCCATCCATATATTCAAACCGGTACATGGGTTCTGTCCCACGGCACAACGAAAGGACATTCCGGCATGAGCTGTCATCACCCATTATTTTATCGCCAACCATTATGTCTTGAACCGGCTTAATAGACCCGTCAAACATAAGTATTTCAGTATTGATTCCAAAACAACCATGGCCGCTTGCAAACGCCGTCTGACTGCCCAATTCCTGGATAGCGTTAAAAATATCGTATTGCTGCCACGTCATGGGATACCTACTTAATTCCGCCACGTACCGGACAAGGTTCCCCCGGTATCTGGCGCAAAAATCATGATACCGCTTATCATTCAGGATGCTGTGTTTCATTTATCTTGGCCATTCTACGCATGATTTCAGCATCAATAAGCATTCCGGCACCATGCAGGCGTGCGCTGGGGTCTGGATGATGTAATTTGGGATCGACCCCAACATATTGATTCGCAAATGATTCAATTAGGTCCACGATTTCAGATATCGTCAGGATCGCCATATCAAACTCCCGGATACTGGTATTCTCTGAAATTGTCTTCTGATGCCAAATGCAGGAAGATAAAAAATTCTCCGATATCAGTGTTTATTCTTCCATCAGATTTTACAAAACCTTGTTCTGTAAGTTCAAGCACGTTTATAAATGCGAGTTCGTCCGGGTTTCCCATGAATACGACCATCTGACAATACAGCGTACCAGATGCACGCCGGACTACCCCGCATGAAAGCTTAATGAATACCCGGTCAAGTACCCGTAATCTTGCGGTCATCGCGTCCGCATAATCAATATAGATTAAATACTCCTGGCCACGGGTTTTTATCTTGTCGATAAATATCTGAAACGCCTTGTGGTACAGCTTGGTAGCGTCAAGAGATTCTTGAAGCCTGGCAAGTAATTTATGCTTATCTCTGCTGGTAAATTCGTTCATATCGCCTCCGGTTATAAGTTAAAAAAAACCCCGTCAGCGGGCCACGAACACGGGGTAACATTCGCAACATGGGGACAAAGGAAAAACCCACGGCCCTGAGTCGGATATGATGCCTCCGGATTCACTGGGCTGGTTGTTCATTTGCCCGTACTACCGTAACCATTGTTTCCACGAGTTGTTTCAGTTAAAGTTTTTGCCTCAATCAGTCGGACATCTGTCAATTTCTGGATTACCAATTGTGCAATGGCGTCACCGCGAGCGATGATATATGGCCCTGGGATCGCCAGGCTGAGAATAACACCTATTTCTCCACGGTAGCCTGAATCTATTGTCCCTATCCCATTAACACAAAATACACCATGCCGGACAGCCAGCCCGGAGCGTGCCCGCACCTGAGCCTCGTATCCGAATGGCAGCTCAATAGCTATGCCAGTTTTCACCAGCGTTACCGTGTGCTGATTCAATATATATTGATCAACTGCGTATAAATCAAATGCCGCATCACCAGGATATTTACGGTCAGGCATTTTTGAATTCTGATGCAGAAGTTTAACCCTTATCGGAATTGATTCATAACCTTCAACCATGTCAATTGTGGACATTATAGCTTCCTTTCTCGATTTGTTTTGGCATACCATGAGCCGGTCAGATGGCTCATGGCTGCTTTATTTCATTTGCTGGTTGGTTTGGGCTTACCCTTCGGCTTTGCAGGTTTTGCTTTCTTGGCCATTAAAATCACCTCCTTTCTAAAGTTCATCCACCATCTGATCGAACTTTTCCCCGGTTATATTCCGATTATACAGCACAGAGAATTGCATGGCGTTCAACTGCCTAATCTTCGTGTACCGTTCATGTCCGATCCGTAAATCCCTGATTTTATCAAAGATATATGCCCTATTTGTCGTATAACAAATACCTGCGGCCTTAGAAATAATATACAAATTTTCGTCCATCACAGCCCTTTCATGCCGGACGATGGTTTGTAGCGCAACGTCGTTGACTCTGGGATGTCAATCTTTTCGCCGGTGGCAGGGTTCACGCCTTTCCTTGCTGGCCGGGTCTTCCATTGGAATGTGCCAAATCCCTTGATCGTGGTTTTATCCGATTCGACAAGAGCCGCTATTACGGCCTCCAGTACGTCTGATACTACCGATTTGGTAACCTTTGTCTTTTCTGATACTGCTGAGATCAACTCGTTTTTGGTCATAACATTTTCCTTTCTGTTGGGTTGTCGCCATTATTTGGCATTGTTCACTGCTTTTTTGACGGATTTCTTTGGGCAATATTCTTCCATGTATTCGCTTTTGGTTGCCTTGTTGTGTCCAGGGTCTCTCCGGACAATTGTCCCGATATCAGTCGTGGCGATGACTGTTTTGGTCTCGTTCATGGGCAGTCTGGGCATTTGTTTAATCGCTGCTTTGGCTGCGTTAAAAACATCATCAATAGTCGATATTGTTTTTTGTGGTGCAGTGGATACCATCACAGTTAAATGTGCGATATAGTATTCACCTGCTGGTCTTGGGTTACCTGTTAAAGAAACACGTTTTTCATCGTCAAAATTATAGCGGTCTTCAAACTGTATTTCCTCAATATAAATACCATGTTTTTCTATCTCTGATATCTTTTCTACCATATCCGTTAGTAAGTTCTGCATTACTTTCCTTTCACTTATTTGTCTTCGTTGTCTGGCGCAAACGATTCTGCGCTCTTCAGCTCTTTTTTAAGTTCAATCACTTCATCCCTGCGCTTCGGCAGGAAACACTCATACTGCCACTGGACCTGCTTCAAGGCTTCGAGCGCCCGCTGATCCAGCTCGGCTAAATTGGTCATTTCAAAATTGTTGGCGATCATGACAGGCGGTGTTTTTGACAACATAATTTTCAAAGCTTCGGGCAGGTTCGCTCCCATTTTTGAGATTTCAAGCGCTGCCTGGGTGACATCGTATTCTCTGCCCTGAAGACGCGAAATAATGTCCTCCAGCCCCGTTCTGTCCTTGAGTTCAAGGATGAACGGCATGATCTCCCGAAGGGCGCGAAGTAGTTCGTTGACAGATTGATAGGCGTCTTTGACGTCTCGCATGGTCTCAGGCATGATATTTTTTTCACAACCCTGAATGATATCGAGTCGATCCATAGCAGCAACAAGGTTTGTAAGCACTTTCGCATGTACGGCAACCACACGGGCGGAGCAAACTTGCTGAACGATTTCACTGGTTTCTGTTGGAGAGACTTCTGCAAAAATATCTGTGGTTCCTTGCGTCGTACAAATTTTTGTACGAGAGGCATCTGTACGGAATGTACGAGATGCCCGTTTTTTTGCGATACGATGAAATGCAACCCTGCACGCCTCTGATGAAGGTAAACCGTTTTGACGCGCAAATTCGGAACTGGACGTACCTGGTTTTTCTTCGAGTAATTTTTGATATACGTCATACAAATAATCCCAGTTGTGTTTCGATCCGCGTGGCATATTCCGGCTTTCTACTGCGTTTAAAAACCTCTTCGTCAATGATGTATGGCTTGAAATCAACCACACTGTGATCGTCATAAACTATTTCATACGTTTTCCATACCAACGGGCAGGCTGGGCAGCGACGGGTGCGCTTGATTGTTTCCTGGAATTTCTCTGTGTTCGTGACGTCAGAATCCCGGTGCCCACAATCACGGCAGATGGGAGCCTCTTCATACGTTCGCCAAGCCATCCCGCATTGCTGACATGCCCGGACCCGTCTGATTGTTGATTGATATTTTTGTGTGTGGATGATGCTTGACTCGGTGTTGAAGCAAAAAGGGCATTGCATACACAAACTCCCATTAATTTTGTACCGCCATTGTGATATCGTCCGATCTGATGGACAATAATTTGTCGAGTGAACAACATAAAAATTCACTACAAATCGTGGTTTCATAATCTATGCTGATTGCCTCAGCGTCAATATACCCGTCAATCGCAGTGTAAATCTCTACGGGCGGCGTTTGGATCGTTGCATCATGTACGGGGGCAATGAAAAGAAAAAATGCAGCCAGAACGATTATGGACGACTTGAGTGCTTTGTGGTGGTTTTTCATTGCGATAACCAGTAATGCAGCGGGCATAATTCCATCGAGCAATGATCTATGCCATGGAGCAGGCATTTGAAGACTGTCAGTTTCAACGGGCAGTGTTTGGCTTTTGCCAGCCAGTTATCGTATTCGATTTCTTTGAATGATTTGATGTTGTTCATTTACGCCATCCTTTCCGTTTCAATTTTTTACTGAGTATGACCCGACGAAAACCCGACATCGTAAGAATTGCACACTCCCAGGCGTCCTCCAAGGTATCGCCTTGGAACCAAAATTTCAGGGTCAAACACCATCGACGTATAAACAAGCCCATATTGATTTCCCCTTCTTGCTGTCTTTGATTTGCCAGTATTCACCCCAGGCAAGCAGGATATTCCGGACAATGGATTCATTCACGACCATGTGTTCACCGTCCATTTCGATTATTTGACTCGTGGGTTCAGACATCAATCACCTCACGCAACACCAATTCTGTCCGTGGCTCAGTGCCGGGCAGTGCATAACGTTTTCGGGCGTCGATACCGACAACGAAAGAATCGTCTTGCCACACTGAGCAATGATTCAGACAGTCCATGACATGCTTCAAAAAGTTGTCTGTGTCGGGACGTATTACAGGGGCGGACGGAGCAGATGCCTTGAGGACACCGGTATTCTTGCCGGTTCCGAAATGGCTGGCGGGACGCTTCATCCAGAACACAACATTCAAGGCAACAGCGTCACTGAAATGACGTACAGCGAGTTCTTTGAGCTGTTGTCGTGCAACCATCACCCATAACTGTTCTTCATCGCCCTGGTCGCTATAGGCCCGAACGCCTTTACCGACCCTGGTGAACCGGGGGCGGTTCTTGGCGACCGGCTGTCCGGGGATCATCAGGGAGATTGTGTTTGATTCAAGGTTCATCTGTGTTTTTCCTTTGATCAAAACGGGATGTCATCTTCGAGAGCCGGTGGTCTGTAAGCATTGCCGTCGTTCCCGCCGCCATTGCTGCCGCCGTTCCCAGACCCAGGTCCGTCGCTTTTGCTGTCGAGCATCTGGAAGTCAGAGCAGATAATCTCTGAGATATATCGCTTTTGTCCGTCTTTCTCGTATTCACGGTTTTGGATTTTACCCTCAAGATGAATTCGTGAGCCTTTTTTCAAATATTTGCCTGCTATTTCAGCGAGTTTTCGATAAATTACAATGTTGTGCCAGGTAGTCCGCTCCTGTTTGTTGCCGGATTTATCTTTCCACGATTCGCCTGTTGCGACCGAGAAAGAGCAGACTGTATCGCCGTTTGGCAGGGTTTTGGTCTCGGGGTCTCTCCCGAGTCGGCAGATCAAAAATGCTTTGTTGAGGTCATTCGCCATTGTGTTTTTTTATCCCCTATACAGGTTTTTGAACGTAGTTACTGTGGCATCAAAGGCCAGCCTTGCAATACCGCAAGCGCCGTTTCTGTGTTTGGCGATTTCAAGCTCTGCTGTGCCTCTGGTTTCGTCTGTTTTTTTGTACATTTCTTCCCGGTACAGTAGCATCACTACATCTGCGTCCTGTTCCAGCGCCCCTGATTCCCGCAAGTCCGACAGCATTGGGTGTTTATCGAATCGGGCTTCGAGGTTGCGGTTTAGTTGTGACAAAACCAAAATCGGGATATTAAGCTCCTTAGCTGTCATTTTTATCGCCCTGGAGACACTTGATACTTCCTCAACGCGGTTGCCATAAGACATTTCGCCTTTCATCAGGCCGATATAGTCAATAACAGCGAACCTAACCCCCTGTTTTTTAAAAGCTATCCGGAGTTTCCGTCTGAATCCGCTGAAATGTAGGTCTGCGGTATCGTCGATGTAAAGCGGCAGACTGCTGATTGACTGGTTTATCCCGGTTAGCGTATCCCAATCACCAGTGGATAACCTGCCTGATTCAAGCCGGCGCGAGTTAATACCAGTCTCACCTGCGATCAAACGGGTCATGAGTTGGTTTTTCCCCATTTCCAGCGAAAAGAACGAGACGGGGGTCCCGGATTCCGCCGCGTTTTGGGCAATGTTTAATGCAAGTGCTGTTTTCCCCATCCCAGGCCGTGCCGCCAGAATGACCATATCCCCAGGTTGAAATCCGGACGTTATGTGATCGATATCCGGGTATCCAGACGTAACCCCGGTTATCCCGGTGGTCAATGATGCAGCCTCATATCTGTCAATTGCAGATTCAAAGAGGCTCCCGACATGAACGGCATCGTTTCCAGATGTCTCGATTGATCCGACACTCAGGATGTTTTGCTGTAGCCTGTCGATAACTGCGGGGGCATCCCCATTGCAGGACATGCACTCTCGAACTCCGGCGTAAGCAATCCCGATTGTCTGTCTCAAAATTGCCTTTTGCTTGATAATCCCTGCTGTATGTTCGATATTTACGGCCAATGGCACATCAGCGACAAGCCCGGCCAGATACAACGCTGGATTGTCGATATTTGTGCCTGTCATGGCGGAGATAAGCTCAGCGTAATCGAGCATCCCTGTTTTCCTGGCATTATGGCTTGTTGCAACTTTTTTCATCGCGGTAAATATCCGCCTGTGTTTTTCGAGATAAAAATCGTCTTCGGAGATAAAATCCGTTGCGGTCAGTGTGTCTTCGATGCTTTGAAAACATGCTGAGAGCAGGCTTTCCTCTGCGATTGTCGCGTTTGGCAAAGTCTCAAGCCCGAATGGCTTTTCAAATTCTGCCTGTGGTTTTGTTGTGTTTCGCTTCATGATTCCCCTCTTGTGGCATATCGGTGGGTGTGGAAAGCTTTGTCGCAATGCGAACTTTCTTCCAATGTCTCGAATTTCTGCCGGTTTTTCCAGGTAGAGTTCCGCATGGCCCAGCGTACTGGCTGGAAGTTTGGAGCAATGTTCTCTGGCGTTCGGTTTCTGAGGTGCGGTGCCGCCGCCGTATTTAGCCAGCTCATGGCTGGGCGTACGGAGTTATTGGCACTAAGGCCCTCTGGCGTTCGGTTTCTGAGGTGCGGTGCCGTACTTATGGCCCAGCCGGTGACTGGGAGTAAGGAGTTGGCACAAGGCCCTCTGGCGTTCGGTTTTGTCTGCTGTCTGCGTACAGGTCCACGGTTGCATCGACGTATGTGCGTTTTGGCATTACGGCGGTTGGCAATGAGGATGTTGAAACTTGGTGTTCATCAAGCCAGCATTGGCCATTCAGCCAGGTTGCTGGATTTGGAATAAATCTGCCGCCCTCAAGTTTCCAGGCATCCGCGTTTTTCGCTTGATCAATCGCCGCGATAATGACGGCTGCGAGTTGGTCGTCTGGCGCAATCTTTACCCACGCTGTTGCCGCAACTGCTTTGGCAATGCGTTTGGGATAGGCCAGCCAAAAACGATCAAACAGGATTTGAAGCTTTGTTGTCATTCCTCTCGTTGGCTTGAGTTGTTTTTCGATAACAGGCAATTGCTCAAGGTTTGTGCTTGTGTCTGTGCTTTGCTTTTCTTTGCTTGAGATTTTTTCACTCTCACTCCCCCTTTTTTCGGAAAGGGGGGTAGGGGGGTTATTACTCTTCTCTACTCTACTCTGTCGGTTTTCGGTCGTAGGCTGGTCGTAATCTACGGGTGATAACTGGGTTTCTACGGGTAGAAACTCGGTTTCTACCCGTAGAAACGTAAAATGGCTTGGTTTTTGTGGTATCGGTCTTTTCCGATTTTTATATGCTTCTGATATGTTTTCAATGAAGTTTGGAGACCAAATGACCCTCTTTGACCATAATTCAGGGTCAATTGCTTTCATTTTACAGAGCAAATTTAGTATCGCTTCGCAATCTACGGTTGATAACCGGGTTTTTGCCTGTAGAAACTCCCAGACGATTTCATCATTCGTATCTATGTAATGGCCATCTGTTGATCCGAGTATTTCCAATAACTTAAACCAGAACGCATAACCGTCGTTTCCATGCCGCTGTTCAAGTACATACATCGTACTTTTATGGATGCAGTAATGTGGAAACCAATCAATTGTCTGTTTTATGGGTCTGGCCATTTATTCCTCAGTCACATTAATGAATGGTAGGTATCGCATCCAGGTTGTTTTGAAGACGATTAATATTCCGGTTTAATGCCGCAATCACGTCAGCTTTACCTTGATGGTCAGATTCAGGATAATTGCTGTCGATATTCAAAAGGTGCCTCTTAAGTCCATTGATCCGGTCATGATCTGTGAAAAATATAATTTGCTTCATTCCTCAATCCTCTTCCTGATGTCAAAAAAGCCTCTCAGCTCAACTTCTGTCTCCATCACCAGCCTCGCGTAGATTGATGTGAAGATGTTATTGAGCCTGTAGCGCTCGCCTTGCGTTTGCATCGTGTACTGCCAGCGCAAGTATTCAAACACACCTTTCATGCCGAATTTATGGACGCCAGACTGCTTCATGCGTTTGCTGATATCGACAATCAGATGATAAACGTGGGGGTTCCTTTGGTGGAACCGATTAAACTTTGCTGTAATGGATTCTTTCTTGCGGAGGGTACCAGTCAGACCGAATTCCCCATCATCAGTGATCGGCTGGATGATGGGCATCGTGAAGGAAAATGTCTTCTGTGAAAACATTGATGTTGGTGTGACTGGTATGTTTTTTGTCATACTACGGTATCACCAAATGGTGATTGCTGCTTTTTGTATTGATTGATAGAATCTATCACGTTGATCAATATTGGGTTTTTTTCAAATACGGGCATGCCGAGCAGTAAGCAGGCCCGGACCATTTGAGACATGTTTATATCCATTTTGTTTGCGACGTAGCCGAGGTGGTCGGCCAGTTCGTTTGGCATTTTAAAGCTGATTTGACGATCTGCTGATGCCATTGCTTGAGTTCCTTTCTCTATGTTTGTTAAAAATGGGCAATCCATAATTTCCTTTCGCCCTCCTGTTTCGGGCACAGGAGCATCCCTACGATTATCCAGTGTTTGACTGGATAATCGTGGTTGTCAAAGCCGTCTATAAGTGTTATTTGGGTCAATTTGGTTCTTTTTATTCCGCCGAATTTGTTTCGGCAGATGGATTTAAATCATGGAAAATCGAATAACATGAAAATTCTTTTTGAATATTGCCACGGACTGACAGTCATTCTCGCTCTTTTAACCAGACTGTTAATTCAATCAAAAATTGTTTCGCACGATGAAGTTTCGCAGGTGATTCAAGAAACCTTAAAAAAGATTGATACCAAACCAGAAGCGCCGAATGGAGAGGTAAATGCTCTGAAGACGTTTCTGAAGTTAATCTCCAATTAATCGTGGATAAAGCATCAATCGCTATGCGATCAAGCCTGTCCATTTCAGTTTGGAATAAGGATTCACAAGATGTCATACGGCGGCCTCTGATGGATGAAAATAAATTAACCGAGCTTCTTTCCAGAGTCGATATTCTCGAAGTAAAACTGGCTGAGGCCAATGAGAGAATATCTAAGCTGGAGCGCTGCCCACGACACGTTACGGCAGAAAGTAATCGCCCAACCCAAAACCGATTGAATGGATTTAAACCGGATGAGATTAAGGAGTTTCATGGGGCACTTTTCCACAGGAAACATGGGCGGTACGAAAACACGGTGTTCTGTGAAACTTGTAAGGTCCCACTTGAGAATCTTGGGAATAATCATCTTTTTAAATGTCCCGTTTGTAGAAAGAATGTTGAGTTCACACCGAATGAATTACCAGATTTCATAAAAGCCTTAAATTCAGGAAAGGCCGGATAATATGCAAAGTGTTTATGAAACTTCCGTCATTGCGCCGCCCATGTCCGAGTGGGATTGAGACCATGATTGATCCGTATGAAATTGATCGTCAGTTCCGAGCTGAATATCGTCGCAGCCGATTGTTGTTGTCTGAAAAGCTTCTGCCCCGTCTGAGGGGATTGAGACTTTCGGTACAAAAAGGTCATACATCAGATCAAGCACTTGACCATGTGTTAATGACATCGACTTGGATATTTTTGCTATCATCAATGATTGCAGGTATTGGCGTGCTGCTTCTGGACTTAATGTCCGAGAAGGACACGATTGTTTATATAGAGGAATGTAGCACCATGGCGCGTTCAACCAGCGCCACGGAGCACCTAAAAGTCCCCAGATTCTATGCAATATGGATTTATGTAATGATTTTTTCATTTGCGTCTGGGGTAGTGTCTCTGACATGGTTTAGCGCCCTGAATGTGTTGAATCGTTAACAAATATTAAGCTTGAGTTTCTGAACTGGGTAAAACATCCTGAACCCGAAAAACCATAAGCTGCATTTTGTCCATCACGATACCGAGTGCTTGAGTTATCGTTCCGACGTTCGGGTTCTTCTTATCAAGCAGGTTTAAAATATCTGATGCCAGGATGTCGGCGTCAGCACACATTTGCTCGGTGGCTTCTTTGATTCTGTGGTTCGATTCTTTGAGCATGATGATTCCTTGAGGTGTACCTGTTAATTTTATGATTACGCACATATTGTACATAATGCCAACAATCGGAAATAACGAGATAATGCCGAAGACATACAAGACAACTTCCGTTTCCGTCATTGCGCCACCTTCGCCCCGTCCGAGGGGGTCGAGACGTACAGTTCGGGGAAAAGCATCATATCCCTGGTAACCTGCCCACCAGTTGCTTGTTCAATACGTAGGGCGAGGTCGGGGGATGGACGGCGCAAACGAACTACGAGCAAATTTACGTAATTCTTTGTCGTTCCTATGTCGTGAGCAAAAGATTCACGACTTTTACCTTTTAAATATTTTTTAAGAGTTTCAGACATGATTAAGTTAATCACATAGATGAAATGAAGTCAAGAGGAAATTATCCTATATGAGAAACCCAACAGTATCAGAAGTTATACGGATCAATTTGCTCAGGATTAAAGCAGAACGAGAGTTGAAAAATATCGACTTAGCTGAAATGCTAAACGTCTCTCCGTCATATATTACGAATATTTTAAAAGGGACTGGTAGCACGAAACGAGGGATCGGGCAGATAACTCTTGATAAATTATGCAAAGGGTTAAATATAAATCAATCTGAATTTTATAAAGGGATATACGGAGACGAACAAACAGATTCCATTGTCACTCCACCACCAGGCATCGCTTCCCAGGAAGATGAACGACAGGATAACACAACTGATGATTGGTCTCTCATTGGCATTGTAAATTACATAGACGCACATGGAACTGCCACTCAATATAAAAAACTCCACGAATTTGCCATATCAATAAAGCGCGAAATCGAAGACGGAAAAAACGAAATCGAGTCCAAAAAAAAACAGTTGTCTCAGCAGCCTCAGATGGACAAAGTATTACCACGGGCAGCATAGATGCCCATCCTCACTTAAGGCTGGTATCCAATTTGTATGACTTAAGTAATACGATTGAAAAAAATTTGGAGTTAATGGCAGAGATGAAAGGCCGGGTTTTAAAATCGCGGGAATTAACGTTTGATCTAAACAGGATCAGAACGGATATATACCTGGTAAGAAATCAAGCGAACGGAAAAATTGGGGGGGGGGGGTAAATAACTGTTTTAGTTAGAGATAATCGTCAAATATTCGTAAAGTGTTCTTAATTGCTGGAATATAATCAGACCCGGAGATAATCATAATGAAAATGAAAGTTCACGAAACCGTAGTGAATATGACCAGAATGGACGAAGATTTCATGTCCCTCGAAGATTTTATTCAACTACCGAACGAACAGCGCAGGGACATAGCCAAAGCGACCCCGTTTGTGAGACGTTTAGGGAGTATTGGTATTGATAATCCAGATTTCGTTTCGATGATAGTAAAATGGAAAACTCCCAGATATAGAGTGAGACTTTGATGGATAAAAATGCTGAAACTGAACCGGGATGTTTTGTCGAAAGGAAAATATTTTATGCTTTCATGTCATGATATTGCTAAATACTTCTTGGCGCTGACAGACGAAGATGCAGGAGATTTGATATCGAATCTGAAACTGCAAAAATTGGTTTATTATGCACAAGGCTTTCATCTGGCGTTGTTTAATACCCCGATGTTTAATGAGCCAATAGAAGCGTGGACACATGGGCCGGTTGTCCCAGTTCTTTATCATGAGTATAAAGATTGTGGATCAGGCCCAATACCATCACCGAACGATATGGACTTTAGCGTGTACTCTGAAGATGCAAAGGAATTGCTTAATGAGGTATATTCGGTATTCGGTCAGTTTTCAGCATGGAAATTGAGGAATATGACACATCAAGAACCACCCTGGGTTGACGTATCAGGACAAGCCGGTGTTATCTCGCATGAATCAATGAAGGAATACTTTATCACACAGGTAACGAAATAATGGGCAAGAAAGGGCTAAAGGCATTTGATAATAAAGGCCAGCGGTTTTCAGCCAGGCCCACGGCACATGAATCTACTGAGCAACAACCGCCATATTTCTCACTTCGATATGTTGCCAGCCAATATTGTATTTCTGACTGCCAGTTGCAAGACCGGGCAGCTTTCACAGATACCATCCGTAAACTGAGCCAGCTTACATGGATGGAAATAAAACAGCAGTCAAGACACACTTTGGGTTATGAAAAGATTCCGAGAACCAGCATAAAAGCCGGTATTCCAAATCATATCAAAGATGATGTTCAATTTGTTGCATTTCGGTTCAGTGGGCTAAAACCGATGGTTGGATATCGAGACGGGGCAGTTTTCCACATCATTTGGTTTGATAATAAATTCACACTTTATCGCCACTCATGATCATAGACAATGGTTACTTGCAAAGGGGTTCCATTGGTTTTGACTATAATCAATCTTCCGGTATGCGCGGCGGTTGTGCTTTCGGGCGGTGGTGTGATGGGAAATAACAGAAAGGGTAAATTAAATGGAAAAATGCGGGATAACCATGAACGTAAAGCTTCCGATTGAGATGTTGAAACGGGAGCGATGGTATGTGGCGTCTTGTCCTGCCCTGGATGTTGCTTCACAGGGAGAAACGATAAAAAAAGCCAAGGATAACTTGAGCGAAGCGGTCTCGTTGTTTCTGCAATATGTTAAGCAACCTAAATAGACTTGAAGGCGGCTGTGCTTTCGGGTGGTGGTTAATGGATGACAAAAAACTGTATGTATGCTAAAAACAACTAAAGTCCAAACTCGTACTTGGTTTACTGATGGCTGAAAATCAAGGAGATGTACAATCAAAAACGTTGATAAGCAGTCTTTGTTAGGATGTATTCATCTATGGGATTGCACCAATTAACATGGGGGAAGCAGGTTACAAATGAAATACATGGTTTGGAACAACAAAGGCGGTGTTGGCAAAACTTTCATAACATTTATCCTTGCGTCTGAATATGCAATCGCTCATCCAGATGAAGATATTGTTGTTGCTGATTTGTGTCCTCAAGCGAATGTTTCAGAAATGCTATTGGGTGGAAATGGTGCAGGTGAAAAAAATTTACAAATCTGTTATGACAACCAAAGAACAATTGCCAGTTATATAAAAGCCAGATATGACAAATCTCGTTTTGGCAATTTAGGGGATGAAACAAGCTATTTCGTTAAAGTTTCTGATTACAATAATAAAATGCCAGACAATATATATCTTCTTCCGGGTGATATGGATTTAGATATATGCTCAACAATCATAAATTATTTAGCACAAGCTCCTGAAAAAATGGCGTGGGTAAAGAGTAGAAAATTTCTATATGACTTAATCACTCCTTTCATTGGTAGCAAAAAAAACAGAAAAAAAGTTTATTTTTTTGATTGCAATCCGAGTTTTGCTAACTACACAGAAATGGCTGTCATTGCATCGGAAAGGATTATTGTTCCTTGTACTGCTGATGCGGCGTCTATAAGAGGAATCCATAACCTATTCAGAATGATCTATGGGATAAAAATTGGTCAAGAAATTCCTGACGATGCAATATTTGATACTTTTAGTTCAAAAATAAAAGAAGCTGGGATAAATCCTCCAAAAGTTCACTTATTCATTCAAAATAAGTCAAGAGTGTTGGATACTCATGCGACTAAAGCATTTAACGCCCATATAGAAGAAATACGGGATATCGTAAAAGGATTAAAAAAGGATTATCCCGAGCATTTCACTGAAAACGATGATGTCGTTTTAAATGTTAAAGATGGAAATACCTTAACAGCAGTTATGAATCATACAGGACTTCCTTTATCTAAAGTCCAACCTAAAACCTATTCTATCTATGGCAAAAGGACGCAAGCAAATCAATCGCAAATAAAACCACTTTTAGATGATATTAAAAATTGTCTAATTACACTTTAAAATCACCAACGATTATTCAATCCGATTAGAACGAGAACGAGAACGCGATGGCGGTGGATGTGGTATGGACGCAAGAATAGCAAAACTCGAAGCTTCTGTGACCCATATTGAAAGTGATATTTCAATGATATGGACAGCGATAACTGGGATACTGGAACGAATTCATTCAAAACTTAAACGTACCTTTCTGACATCAAAATATCTGGTCAGAATCAGCCGGGTAAAGAAGATCGTGGAATATTGGGGTTTGGAATCAATTTACCAAACCAGACAAGAAATGAACCGAAGCACAGAT